TTGTTTAGATACTTTATTGATGTTCCGTATAACAGCCTTCTAAGCTGTGGGTCTTGGGTTCGAACCCCAACGGAATCACGGTCAAAACAAACAATAAATGGTGAAATAATCGAAAAGGTTGTTTCACCATTTTTGTTTATAAACACCTATTCTATAGGTATTTACAGACAAATTACAAGCAATTGCCAGATATGCAGGAATAAATTGTATAGGGTTTGTGAAATTTCACAAGTAAACTCCAAATACTACAAGTAACGTGAAAAATTGCCGCAAAATTGCCGCAATTTCCGCAAAAATGTCGCAAAACATTGTAAATTTAAAGGAAAAATATTATGGCTACAATAACATACGAGCTTGGAAAACCAAAGCAAGACAAGACAAGAAAGGTGTCTATTGTTCTTTCTCATAAGGGACAGAGAAAAAGATTTCCTACCAATATAGTTGTTTCCGACTCAGACCTTTCTAGAGCCGGAAAGATTTCTTCACGTAAGATATTGAAGGCTATTGAAGATAAGATGAATGTAATGAAGGATGCTCTCTATGATTTAGAGGTTGATTTACTAGGTAAAGATGTTGATGTTGATTGGATATGTGAACATCTGACGGATGGATTCAGCAAGACCGAAGAGTTGGATTTTTTCAGTTTTACTGAAGATTGGGTAGAGAAATCTAGCAATAAGGGGAAGAAGAACTACCTGATAATGCTTAATTCTCTTGCACGCTTTAATGGCTGTAGAAAGCTTCCGTTTTCGCTCATCGACTACAGATTTCTTAACGGATACAAGAAATTCCTAGATGGTCACCCTAGGGCACAATCCTTATACTTGGGCAATATGCGGCACATCTTCAATGAAGCTATAAAAGAATATAATACGAATGGAAATGATATTATTCGAAGTAATCCTTTTGATAAATTCTCCGTTCCGAAGGATGTTCCGCAGACAAAAGATAGGGTAATCAGCGAAGAGAACCTTATCAAGGTATTTAATTTCAGAGGTACTAGACGTGCGGGCATGGCAAGGGACTGTTATATTCTCTCTTTTTTTCTGATGGGAATGAATTCGGTTGATATATACGAATGTGTCAGCTATAATAAGGGCGTTCTTGCTTACGACAGAGCCAAGACTAGGGATAGAAGAAATGATAATGCTCATATAGAAATTGTCGTACCCGACATTATAAAACCTTTGTTCAAAAAATACAAAGGAACATCTAGGGTCTTTGATTTCTATCAGAAGTATAGCAATGCATCCAATTTTAACAAGCATATAAATAAGGGATTGCATTTCATAGCTGACGAATTGGGTATTCCTCGTTTCGATTTCTATTCTGCTCGCCATACCTGGGCATCTATAGCAAGAAACAAATTAGGCATTGACAAGTACACCATTCATGAAGCGCTCAACCATGTTTCCCAACTTGACGTTACTGATATTTATATTCAAAAGGATTTCTCGAACATAAACAAGGCCAATCAGATGGTTGTGGAATACATTACAGCAATGATACAAAACGAAGAGAAAGGTCATTGATTATGTTCTACATGCCAAGAAGGGGTAGAGCTTTCGCCCTACCCTTTCTTATTATTGTAATAACAACTGCTGTTTTATGCCTAACCTTTTTGCCTCTTTGCTAAAGAATTCTACTTTACGTTTTACTTTTTCTTTAAACTTCTCGAACAATGCAATTAAAGCTTCTTGCTCGGTATCAAAAAGCTCTTCTTCTCTAATGGTATGCTGTACGGTTCGTTTACAATGGTCGGGTTTGTATCTATAATCTATCCACCAACCTGAAGAATTAAATTTGTTCCCCTCGAACCAAGATACGTTGCAGCATCCCTTTACTATACAGCGTTGTGGGGCTTCAAACCATCCATCAATATACCAAGCAATATCACCATTCTTATATTTGGGAATGGGTCTTTCCTCTTTATTTGTATATTTATATTTCTTCATATTCTCTATTTTTATTACTTATAGAAATCTCTATTATAAATACCTGAAAGATTTTGCATATCTTCCTCTGTTATGGAGTATTTGTAGTGTAACTGATATTGAATATAATCCCCATACTCCACATCTTTACATGGGAACAGCTTTCCGTTATCAATTCGTTTGAATATTATATTATAATCTGTCCTCACTCCCTTGTTAATAATTGAGAAGTGACTTCCTACAGACTCTCGTTTATCTATTACTTCATACCAAAATGTTTTACCTTTATGAGACCTATCGTTAATACCCATATAAGCAAAAATTCCTAATATAAAAAGAATAAATAAAAGCTTAAAACAACTGTCATATTTTTCCATACACTTAACTCTTTACTACTTCCAAATACTTCAACTTTGCGAATCGATATGAGGTGTATATTCCGTCAAGAGTTTTGTTGACTCTAGCCGTAAATCTCATGATGCATCCTGTATAATCGTGAAAACCTAAGATAATATACTTTTCGCCAACATACCCTGCCACGTATGCGCCAATGTCCTTTCCTTTATAAAGAACTCGCTTACCTACATGAGCATTAAAAAAATCCTTATTTGTCATACGCTATTACTATTTTAGTTCATCAAAATCAAGCCACTCTATCTTATCGTAGCATTCATACAGAGTTTCAATACGCTGTGTTCCGTCTCCTCTTGTGACAATCCATATATCATCACTCATTGCTCCGTAGTGAAGAGCCGTAGGATTTACGCCACCTCCACTATATCGGAACATCACCCACTTTCTTAATGGTGGCTTATCTTCTTTTAGGTCGTGCCATAATGATGCAGCATTCACATAAGGAACGTTTTCTGTATCGCAATCGGTAACACCAACCTTCTCTGTACTAAATGTTACTCCATCTAATTCATTGTAATCTACCTCATCTTCGTTGCTACAGATGTTAAGGTAAATCTTCTTTGGTAAATTCTTTACTTTCATATCACTTAAATTTAATAATAAAAAACTCAGTACCAAGCCACTTATCGGGACATAGACCTTTCTTAGGCTTACCGATGGTGATACTCTCAATCTCTTTCTCAATTCGTGGACTATCCTTGCGGTAGCCGTTAATGAAGAGAACGTGGGTGTAAGGGCGATAGGATGCTTTTACATAAAGTATGTCGCTTAAAGTTACATCCATAGCTACTTCAAAATAACCTATAGTCAGACGTTGAATCCAATATGCCTTTATCTCCCGATATTCTTCTGTCTTTTCGCCAGCCACAATCATATCGAACCACTGCTTGCTGACTGTGAGGGTCAATATTTTCTTTTTCATTTCTTTTATCTTTTTAATCTTCATACACTAACTAACTTTCCAACCAAATGATGGTCGTGCTTATCGTAAGCAATTCCATACTTGAACATTTCTTCAAAAAGCATAAGACGCTCCTCGTTGGTAGCCAACCGAGTAGATTTCTTTTTATCCTCGGTCATTGTAAAATGAGAGCCTACCATTAAATTCTTATATTCCTTGTGAATATAAAGATAGCAGAAGAGATTGTGATACTCTGGTCTCCAACGCTTACATAACACAATCCAATCATTATCTATCACAACTATATTGCCTTCAGCGACAATATCTTCAAACATATTATTTTCCATACGCTACTTCTCCTTATCGAATTTATTGCCAATAACTTTAAATCTATTTAATGAATCTTTCTCACTCAGAAGGTATGTTAGTGCAACGCAAAAGTCACGACCATTCTTAGCGAGTAAAGAAAATGCGCCATATTTAAACATTACTATTCCGTCAGGACTATCATTGGTGACATTTGAAAGCATATCACCTTCCCAAATCTCATTGCCCTCACAATCTTTCAGACCTGTGAATTGGCAGACCGTAGAAGGGTCAACTTCTGACACATTAAATCCGTTTCTTAATATGGCAATCTTACCATCTTCTTTATGGATTAAATCACCTTGTACCCAAGCTCCATCCAAGGTACTCTTTGCCTTGAACTTGATATTTTCTATTTTCATAAGCTATAATTCTTCTTTTTCAAATTCACTTTTCGGAACCCTGTAAAATGTACTATGCCATTCACACTCATCATCTTTACCTATAGCATATTTGGAAAGCATATCTCTCAATGCTTTATAAGCTAAAGTGTTGTGACGAATCTGAATACGTATAAAGTTCTCATTATCACACATTGTAAGTGGTGATTGATTATTCATATACACCTTGCCTTTCTTACCAAGGTTACTTCCGTTGTAACGTTGGTAGAAATATCCGCTAGCCTTATGTTTGATTCTGTAAGGTTTAACCATAACTATTCTTTTAAATCATTTGCACTATCAGCAATGCCAACACTATATTTCTCAACAAACTCAGCAGAGCGTGCTGCCATTCCTTTAATCATTGCCTTTTTATGTGAGACGTTACCAGTAGTTAGAACATCAGCTTCTTCGGCAATATTATTAAACCACTTGATGATTTTGTCTCGTAGCTCATCTGTTATTACATATTCTTTCATAACTATTCTTCTTTAAGTTCTATGTGATTCTATAAACTTACTCAAATCGAGAGGGAACTTCTTTTTAAGTTCTCTTTCACGTTTACGTCTCTCCTTCCTTGTGGGTGGAGGAACGTATTCATCTAAGAATGCAAACGTTTTCTTGCAATTAGCATTTAATACTGGAATATATACATCCAATAATGCCTTTAATAATTCTTCCATATCAATCTTCTTTAAGTTCGACTGGCTCATCATTCCAAGTAAGTTCTCTTCCGATGAGTTTTTTGATAGTTCCTTTGGGAAGTTCTAGGCAGTTACAGCATCCATTATTATCTCGCCAACTATCATCAACCTTATGAGGCTTAGATGCAAACATAAGTTCCATGCCGAAAGAATTAACACATACCCATGCCGTATTCCCATTCCATTCTTCTATTCCACCTGCGACTTTAAGATTCTTCTCTGCAAATCGCAAGGTTTCATACAAATTGCTTAACTCTATATCAAGGTCAAAGTTATCTGGGTTGTTAGCCAAAATATGCTCTAACCTATTAGCACACATTACTACTGCCTTTTTTGATGCAAAGCGAGAAAAGGTAATACTATCTGTATCATCCAAATCTTTTTGAACTTTATTACCAATAATTGGATAATCAAGGTTCAAAACATAATTAAATTGTTTCTTTCTTGAAATTACCATAACTATTCCTCCTCTTTTATACCGAATGGAGTGCCATCGGCAAAGGTATAGTCTCTTAATACCTCCTTATAGTTATAAGGTTTATCTTCAATACCTATGAAAAAAAGGTTTCCAAGAGCCTTGCATACTAAAAATTTTGGTGTTTCCTTATCCTTCACCCACCCAAAAGGATGATGCTTCAGCATTTCAGCCCAACACTCTTCTGCATCCTTGAATGGACGGTACTTTGGCTCTGGCTTGATTCGGTATTCAAAGTCATCATCAAAGCTTGGGTCTTCATCATCATACCATAATGACTTGTCGCCTTTAATACATCTGCTCTCTATTACCTTTTCTTCACTAAATGCCTTAATAATAGGCAGCAACTCCTTTGCTTGATTTCTGTTCATACTTAATCCTCCAATTTTATATTATGTTTGTCTGCGAAACTATCTTCTGCCTCTTCACAAAACTGACCTTCGCAAAGTGATTCTGGGAGTGTTCTGCTAGTATAATACTATCGGCAGCATAACTCACAGATTTCTTTTTCGTAATTGTATCTTAATTCTTCTCTAGTCATTATTCGCCATCCTTTCTGACTAAATAGTCATACATAGGTTTGCGGTTTCTACGATATTTATTACATATCTTTTCTGCCTCTTCCTCTGTATCACAAGTTGCAATAACTCCATCGGGATATGTATCCCAATATCTAACTACCTTAAATTTTGTCATATCAATCCTCCAACTTATCAATAGGTTTCCAATGAGTGATACGAGCCATTCTCCCTTCCTATAAGATGATGAAGTCATTATCATCTTTTGGGACGGTAGTGCTTTCCACTCTTCTGTTTTTAAAAACATTATCAGGTGACATCTTACTTGTTACCCAAACTACCTTATCATAAGGAGGTAATTCATCCTCAACAGATACCCAGTCAGACTTTGGTTATATAAAATTGTTCATAAACAGTAGATTTCACTACAATAGGTTCAGAACCTAAGTCGTTATCATCTATCTTGATGGCAATTTCCATATCTCCCTCTTCATCATAAACAGCTTGAAGCTGTTGAATAAATTCACTTATAAGCATACTATTATATTTTATTGCCCGAAGGCAGTTAATAACCATATTTATATAAATCTTCACCACTTGAATCATACCCACAACAAGGACATACCCACCCGTCAATTATAACAGACTTTTTGCATTTAGGGCATAAACCTCTGACTTTATTAAAGCTTTCTAAAGCATATTGGCAAGCTTTCAAATACTCTAATTCATCTTCGTCAGCTTGATTATCAATAAGTGCCTTATATTCATCCTTATCTAAAACTACAACTTCTAATGCCATATTTACACCTCCATTAATTGTTTTATAGCCATAAAAACAAAACACAAGCCTATAGCAAAAACAAGCAGCCATTCATGAGCATACCATAAATCTCTGCAAATTTTTATGCCTACATACATAAATGCTATGCCTATAGCTATGAATATGATTGATAATGCTATACTCATACTACACCTCTATTTCTGAGTTAATTCCTAGACCGAAGAGAAGGTGCTGTAACTGATGAACATACTTAATATATGCAATTTGTTTACATACATTATTGTCAGTAAACGGATATACATCAAACTCATCACCGATACCTTTTTCTATGTAGATAGGAAAATATCCATATTCTTCAATATCGGGCTTTGTATATACCCAATGTCTATTCCTTATCCCTCTGCTCATCGCTTTTTTCTCCCATCCATTCTTCTCTAGAATCTCTGGAGTAAGAGGAACTCCAGATAATCTAACTGGGCTTACTTGATGTCTTACATAAGATAATTCATAACCATTTGAAGCAAGTATATCTATAATAGTATGTATTCTGTTTTTATACATAACAATATCACCAACTATATATTTCTGTGCCATACGCTTTACTTTTTATTATTCATCATATAAGCCATATCGTACACTTTGTGACACATTTGACAAACATCTTCAAGACTTCTTGTATCCCAATTATAGTACATTCTTCCGTGGTCTTCGGTTATTACTACAACCTGTCTGTCACGAAGGATTCGCCATATCATTTTTAACTTATGTTTCATACGCTTTACTTTTTACGATGATTATACTTCTTAATAGCATCTTTCTTTGAAGCTGCCATAATCTTCACACCCTTAACGATAAACTCATGTTGTTCCTTTGGCTGACACTTCTGTCTGTCAGAAGGAATGTTACCATTTGGTGTATCAAGTCTAGGACTTGGGCTTCCAAAAATATCACCTTGTGCGTAAGCTGCCGTAGCAGCCATCATTAACGCCATTCTCATTAAATTTCTACTCATAGCTTACTCCTTAACTTCTTTAAAGATTACGTCTTTGCTGTCTGAACGGTTTTCAGATTCGCAATCAAAACCTTCAGCCCAGCCATTTCTATATCCCCATCCTTGAACTCAGGCTGCTTCTCTATCTCCAATGTACTGAGGTTTAGCTTACCACCATAGTGCTCTTCTATCAAGGAAATAATCTCAGTTGCTTTCTCGTCAGATACTTTTTCATAATTGACTGTGTTTTTATCTGGGTCATACGTCTTAGGCACAACTCTTTTTGTGTTTTCATCAACGTTGTAATTGCTAATGAACATCAAGTAGCCATCGCTTATAAACTTATTAAATACACAATACTCTTTCAATCCTGCACTATAAAGCACATCGCCCTTCTTCCAAGAGAATTTTTCCCAATCACGCATTTCCTTAGATGGGAAGATGATGCATTCTCCACCATCATACATTTTCCCATTTGGCTTGACCGAATGAGCATTAGTGTCTTCTGAAAAGAAGTATACTTTATCTTTGTGAACACCATTAAAACTAATATAGCCAAAAGTGTTACTATAAAATTTAAGTCCGACAGGCTTATCCTTTAGGATATCCGCTATGTTTATCTTTTCTTTCATAACTAAACCAATTTTTGCGTTAAACAATACTGGTAGTAACTCATACTACCAACGTATTTTGATATTTTGGGCAGCTCACCATCATAAGGAGTGACTTTCAAGCCATCAATGAAATCAGCATTCTCAGTTGATACCTCGGTATCATGTTCATTCATAAACACCTTTTGCGCTGTCGTAGAATGACTTTCTGCTCTCAGCTTACCGAGTGAACGCCAAACTTGTTTACGATGGACGAACAATCCATGCAAAGGAATAGTTTTTACTTCTACTTTTGTTTCCATAACTAATTTCTCATTATGTGACACTTAATAACCTTATGAACCACATTCGGCTGCGATTCATTGAAATTCTTAATGAACTGACGCTCCATTTCCTTTGGGAAGATGGGCTTTGTTGGCTTCGGTATAGTGAGGACGGCTTGAATCTTTGCCCCCCCCATCCAAGGTAAGCAGACATCTGCGAGTAATCATTTCTCCAAACATCATAGCCTTATTCGTTCACATAGTTGATTACTTGCTCTTGACCTTGCTCATGCAAGTTATCGAAAGCGTCTTCTATAACTTTAGCTACTTGGTCGCCATTAAGGTTATCCAGTATTTCTTCAGCTACTTCAACCTTCTTGTTTATAGGTAAGGAACTGAACTTTTCTACTAAAAAGTTCTTCTGCTCGTTGATGGTCATATCATCGAACAAGTCCGACAAATCTACTTCAACTTTATATTCTGCCATAATTTGAAATCTTTAATGTAATTAGTTGTACCATACATCATTTGGCATAAGAGCCAATTTCCATCCATACTCTAGTTCATACCTTAATATTTTAAGGTCGTTACTCGTTACAGACGAAAGACCTACAAACTTATTTTCGTACTCCATATCCCAACCATTTAGTTTCCATACTTATAACGCAAATAATTAGCTTCAGAGCCAAAATAAAGCTCGGTATCGCTCATATTTGCCTCCGTCAAGTCATTCTCAACATCTTTATAAGAAGGCACGCAATCCTTAACTCTTTGGCTGAACAAAGGATATTTTGAAGAAACGTCTTTTCCGTCTTCATCATAGATATTAATCTTATCTACATTGTAATATGGATAAGAAGAAACGTTTCCATTTGAATGAATAACCTTTCTACTCTTAACAGACACCACGATTTCGGCTGGTTTGTTAATAGCATCAAACTCGCAAGTAAAATCATCAAGCTGCGCCTCAAAAGCCGCATCTTCAATCTTTTCAGATAAGTTTTCAAAAAACTTTTTCATTTTCTTCTTACAGTTTTTGTGGTGTGTCTCACCATTTAAAATTAGTAATCTTGTTTCTTAATTACAATGCAAAGATACAAAGAATATTTGAAATATGCAAATTGTTTAATGTATTTCTTTTATCATTTAACACTCTATAATAATACTAACAAATAATTTGCTGACGTTAACACAAAAATCCCCACCACTACATTATTATATATAGTGATGGGGTAAACACCAAAGGGTATTTTGCCTTTGGGCTATTTTTCTTCCTTATCTACGATTTCAACAAAATCTCCGATTCCCAAACGAGCCTTATTGATACATGATGCTATCCAACCTATCAGATAGGCAGATGGTTCTCCACCATGTTCCATTTCAATATTACCCTCGATAGCATCACAAGCGTGACTAGCCTCATGACAAATTACATTCATACGCATAGCATTACTGCTACTGAATAAAACAAGAACGCACTTTCTTCCTGTTTCTCTTATGTGAAGTCCGTAATAAGTAAATCCATCACCATTTAAAAAATCGTACTTTTCAATATCCGTACCATCATTATTCAAGAATGCTTTCTTTGCATCCTCAAACTGCAACCCAACCCCAACACACAATAAGTGTGGGTAAATGGGCTGGTCGTATTCGTAATATCCTTTCTTCTTCATACCTCATCGTTTTTATGTTTCTCCCACCCTGCTTTTGAAAAGGCATACCAGGTATCACAAATGTCAAGAGCGAGAATGTAGCCTTGGTCAATACAAAAATCGCTATCAAAGCCTTCGATATGAACATACATCAGTGCTATAGTATCATAAGGAACGCTACGACCTTCAAGACAAGGGCTTTTAAAATTCTTAGTCTTGTATAAACTTGTAACAATTGGCACTTGAAGAACGTCTGAAATATTCTTAGTGCTAATCTCTATCGACTTCTTAAACTTCTTCATATTCTCAACTATTTAAATTTCTCAAAGTAGAACTCAATTTGTCTATCAAAGTGCTCTTCGATTAAACCATAAGCAAGCGACATCTTTACTTGGAAAGAAGCCTTACCATTAAGCAATCCTTTAGCCTGTCTTGTAATCTCTGAGCGAAATTGTTCCAAACTCATATCACGCTTACGAAGATTACAAGACCTGCAAGATGGCATATAGTTCTCCATGCAATCATCGCCATGGAATACTACAAACTTTCCCTCCTTGTCGCTCCACCGAGAGTAACAACCTCGATTCTTCGGAACAAGATGGTCAACCTGCATATCCTTATACTCTATACTCTTGCCACAATAAGCACAATGCCCATCGTATTTGCGATATATTTTAAGTCTATCTTCTTTTTTCATAATCTCAACTATTTATGTTTTAAAATAACACAGGCTGCGCTTGTTCTAAACGAATACGCTTGCAAGCCTTGTCGTAATATTCCTTGTTCAGTTCAAAACCGATAAAATTGCGCTTCTCACGGATGCAAGCGATAGCGGTAGTGCCGCTGCCCATGAATGGGTCTAAGACGGTATCGCCTTCTTTTGTACTTGCAGCTATTAGCTGTGACATCAACTCCACTGGCTTCTGTGTTGGATGAATTTTACCCCCCCACAAGGGTATCTGAAAACGGTGTTCTTACAATGGAAATTGAATGTTGCGCCTTGCTTTTTACCATAAACGCACAACTCAACTCCACTTAGCCAAATAACCGAACCATTCATAGGCGATGGATTCGTTTTCTCCCATACGACAATTCTTGTGCTCAGACCTTTTTGTGACATAGCTTGCCGAATAGTAGAAACTTGATTAAAACCGCAAAACATATAGATACTGCCTTTGGTCTTTTCGCATAGATTTTCTGTCAGCATAGCAACATCAAATATTCCGATGTCTGCTTTATCCTTATCTAAGTTCCTTAGACCGTTGTCGGTACGATTGCATTCATTGTAGGGTATATCCGTCACAATGCAATCTACGCTCCCGTCAGGAATCCTTTTCATTCCTTCTAGGCAATCTTCATTATATATCTTATTCAGTTCTATCATACTTTTCTTATTCAGTTCTATCATACTTTGTTGTTTTAAATCTATCAGTTAAACCATTTCACGGCAGTGTAATGAAAGTTGCAGTCTTAGAAGAATTTTGCGGGCTGACATTCATCGATTAACTTGCGTGCTTCTTTAGCACACTCAGCCACGCATTTTTCGACTGCTTCTGTGATGTCTTGGATTTGCCCATCACGCATATTGTCGTATTTATCGCAAGTATCGGCTATTATTTTGTAGAGAACACGATTTTGCAAAGCCTCCATATAGTCTACATAATCCTTGCAAGTTCTGCGTCGAGGTGCTTGCACCCAATCAAGAAAGTCCTTCTTCCAGTCTTTCCATGTTTTGATTTTTATTACTATCATTGCTGTTTATATTTTTTATTTGTTGTTCTTGTGCCCTATATGATATTTGTTGCATATCCTACACCGATACACCGCCATACCTTGTGCCCGTAACTTCGGATTCTGATTCAGAAATTCCCAAGCATCATCCTCGCTTTCATAAGCTACCTTCGCCTTCCAAGATTGACCTTTTCTAACCCAATGCTCAGAATCAGGATGCAAATGACAAGGAATACATTTATTTCTTTTCTTCATAACTTCTTCAGAAATTTAAGTTGAAACCCTTCTGCCTTTTTTATTCCTGGGTATAGTTCCGTTAGAACCTCCCACACTCTTGTCTTGTGCCGATGCCACATAGTTACCGGATGCACACGCTCACCACTTGGTAATACATAGAAATCTGCCTTAATGGTATCAATATGCTCATAGTTTGCAGCTTTATATATAGTTCCCTTGTTACCTATGGACGTATCGGCATAAGATATTAGGTACTTGATTTCCTTATGCGTTGCCCTAATATACTTGTGCAAGAGAGAAAGGCAAATTGTCTCGCTAAACTTTGGCATATCATCAGACAACCACATTCGGTCAAATTCCCTCACTTGATGGTAATCCAAGACCTCACCTTTTTCAGTCTTGATGTGCGGTCGGATTCCATACCCTATTTGCATTGCACCCCTTACCTTATCCTTATACAATACCAAAAGATTCAAGCAACTATTCTTCGTTACCTTGTGTGAAAAGTGATGAGGAACTATGATTGCATCGGCGTGCGCCTTATCGCACTCCATCAGCTTTATTCCCTTTTCCTTGCACTCGTAACCGACAACAAATCCGCAGAGACCTAGCACTGGAGACTTGTTCAACTTTCTTCTTCTCATATCAATAATACCTCCAAAAATAACGTTTGAAATTATAAAACAAATTCTTAATACAAGCCTTGATTTCGCCTTTCCTTAACAATTGATTGCAATATTCAACCAATTCATCACGTACCAACCCACGCTTCGAGGCTTCATCCTTAATGGCTTTTATCAGAGCATCCGTTATCTCTTTATTCCCATTTCTTACAACTGTGTTACATTGAATAACCATACTCATATCCATTGTTTTAAAACAAACTTAATTGCCTACTCATGCTCTTTAATTCGTTATTGGCAAAATCGACTTGTCGCTGGTCTATCTCAAAACCTATATACTTTCTTTCAAGATTAACACAAGCCCTTGCCGTTGTACCGCTCCCCATGAATGGGTCTAGAATAACATCACCTACATTTGTTGAGTTTCTGATTAGAATCTCCATCAACTTAACTGGTTTTTCGGCCTGATTGATCAATCCTTCTTTATCCCTGCGTTTGTTGGTTGGAATAGGAACACTCAGAATGTCAGATGTGCCAAACTCATTAATTGGCTTTCCACCTCCCTTACGAAGCATAATGATATACTCCTTTTGGTTCATATAATACGTTCCACACACCTTAGTGCATTTATCCCATATTAAACACTTTGTGAAGTGAAACTCACTCCGTCCTATCTCATCTAGAAAGTGCATCAGATTATAGTCGTTACACATAAGATAGCAATGAGTCTTATCCTTTAGTACTCGATATAGTTCGTTGATATACTCCGAAATATCTATGTCATTACTCTTGAATATCTTACCTTTTCTAGTTTGAGAATCCGTCCAATATCCACTCATGCTACTGCGCCCACCTCTAGCTTGTACCGGATAAGCAACATCAGAGCATACTAGGTCTATACATTCATCGTCTAGCTGCTTTAGAAGCTTTCGGCAATCACCTTGATAAATTCTATTTAGCTCCATCATATCACCCACTAACTTTCATTTCAAAATAAACTGTCTTGCTTTATCATTAATTCATTTTCTATTCTCTTGTTTGCTTTGTCGTAAAACTCTCTATTAGTTTCAAAACCTATAAAATTACGATTTTCTTGAATACACGCAATAGCCGTAGTTCCACTACCTATACAGCAGTCTAGTACAATATCTCCTTTGCAGGAATGCTTGTTTATAATGCTTCTGAAAAGACTAACAGGCTTCTGGGTAGGATGAAATCTCCCCTTATCACAACAGATTGGAAAGCTATATACTCCATTGTCATATTCACTATTAAAGATAGGATTTTTACCTTTCACCCCACACACAGCGACCTCTCTTGCGTTTGTGAGATAGTTTGTCTTACTATTTATTGGAACAGGATTTGTTTTTATCCATTCTATAAATCTAATTTGTTTAAATCCGACTTTAATCATCGCATCCTTTACGACCCCAATCTTCCACAAATCATAGAAACAAACTATATATCCACCATCTTTCAAGCACCTGTAGGATTCTTTTATCATAGAGCCTATATCAAATGCTTCCTGTTTATCCCAGTCTCCAAAGTCGATAGATATGCGAAATCTATCGGTATCTTTACCAATAGGAGCGGACTTTGCATAATTGGAATCCCTTGAAATTTCATATGGAGGGTCTGTGAGTATAAGCGAGACGGACTTGTCATCAATCTTGCTCATACCATCCAGACAATCAACTTGATAAATCTTATCTATCTCCAGCATATCCAAACATATCTTTTTGATTAAACATTTCTTCTTTGATTCTTTTTTGTGCTACCTTGAAATATTCCCCGTCTAATTCAAAGCCAAGGAAATTCCTGTTTGTTCGCATACAAGCCAAAGCAGTACTTGCTGAACCCATAAAACCATCAAATACCAAATCTCCTTCGTCCGATGATTTCAAGATGCATTGCATAAGCAAGGGAATTGGTTTCTCATTCCGATGTACCAATTTATCAGATGGAACTCTATCAAAGTCCCATACGTCCTCCAAACGCTTTCCGTTTATGGTTCGTCTGCCTTTATTCAAGTATAGGATTGGCTCGTAACATTGCCCATATTGCGCATCTAAATCTCCAGCCGTATGGTTGTTCTTTCGCCAAATGAGCACATTCTTAATGGTAAACCCTGCGTTCCTCGCTTGTTGCATAAAAAAGTCCAAGGTCTTGGCTGAACAAAAGACGTAAGCAGCACTATCATCCTTTAAAATCCGGTAGCATTCGCTCATATAATCAATAATCAATTGCTCATTATCGTCATTGAGTATTTCCTTCGAAAAACGATGGTCATCTGCTCTCCATCCGGTCTTATAGGAGATACAATATGGTGGGTCAGTAACAATTAAATCTACTTTCCTGGTCTCTATTTGTTTCATTCCTTCTATACAGTCGGAATTGTATATTCTATCAAATTCAAGCATATCAAATCTCTTTTATAGCGTTAACATAAGCTTCATGAGCCTCTTCTTGCGTACCAAAGCATCCGATATAAGTTTTCTTCTTACCTACCTGGTACTGAGCTTGCCATTTTCTTACACTCTTATTCCAAGTCACGCCCAAGTATTCGGAAGAGGTTTTCTTTGCTATAGCAGAATAAATCACATTGTATCTTGCAGTGCAATACTCCAAGTTATCTACATCGTTATTCGTCTTGTCGAAATCCTTATGATTCACCATCGGCAACGCTTCTGGATTCTCCAAGAAAGCCTGAGCTACCAAACGATGGATATAAAACATCTTGCGCTTTCCGTTCTTGTAAAGCCATACCTTCAGATAACCTTTTGGTGTCTTGCAAGGTGCGATTTCCTTTAATTGAGACGTTCTCCCAATAGTAAAAACATGTCCCAGCTTGCTAACATAATACCTTTCGTAATTCTTTATAGGCTTAATATCACCAAGAAACCTTGTTATACATTTATCTTTCATTGTTACCTCCTTTTTCAAAGAAACTTGAATATATGGCTTGCGCCTCCTTTGTATCTAGCAAATCAATATCATTGTAAAACCTTCTGTACACAACGCACAGCCTTTCGTCATTTCCAGTTTCTCTTGCTTTAGCTATTTGCTGACAAGATTCCATGAGAAATGCACTTATCTTCTCGTAACTTCGCATCTGTGTCTTCTTTAGCATATCCATGCTTACAAAGGTTTTGTAGTGGATGATATGCTTTTCTTGCTCGTATTCTGTGAGTATAAGCCCTTCTGGAATAGCAAATACCACTCTTCTTGTCCTGTCATCACTATAGAGCTGAACTGCACCTGTAAACGATGTATATATCTTTTGCAATATCTTGGCAATCGGTAATTCTTTATTCAAAAACCTTTCAGCAAATCTCTTCAGAAAATGAACGCTCATGGCAAAACAATCCTCGCTATACCCCTCGTTTCTACTCATAGGAATATACTCGTTGGTTTCCTTCAGATAAATGAATACACCGGACACGAAAACACCGCCTTGTTTTACACCTACTACTATGAAATAATTAGCATTTTGTGTAACCAATTCGTATGTCTTGGTCATTTGCCTTACGTTCTGCTTTCTCATTTCACGTTTAAGCTCATTAGCTTTTCGCATCTGAAACTCATAGATTCTAGCTTCATCTAAGTTTCGTACTCTACGTATCTCACCCGAAGTCATACTTGCTGTTATCATACGCATTCCTCCTTTTTAATCTTTGACAACCAACAATCCCAGATTCTCGTAGCTACATTAGCCATCATAACTGGAGGAACACACATTCCGCAAGCAAACCAAGGCTTCATGCCATTAAAGTCGTAATCCTCAGGAAATGTTGATGCTAAAATCGTATCATGCGCAGACATATAGCTTGGATTATCAAAATACACAAGCCTATCTTCCATTGCTGATATAGTATTGCATACCTTATTCTTTTTAAGAAACATATTATTGAACATAGAAAGACGATTATCCATCCGCTTGACTATATCACCGATAGAATTGTCTTTCTCATTTCTATGCACCCAATACTTCATCACTCCTTTAGGAATCTGTCTTCCACTATAGTCAGAAAACTCATCCAAGACAATTTCTTTCTCGTTGAAGTCCATATCTATCTTAGGCACTCGCTCGAATAAATCCTTCTGAACCATAAACGGCTCACAAAGGTCTTTGCGTAATCCTAGAAAGAATACCCTAGGTCGATTCTGAGGAACACCCATATTACGTGCATTAAGAAGCCAATGCTGCAAGATATATCCGGCATCATCCATCTGCTTATAAATCTCTTTTACGTACTCGACAGCTTCACCTTGTAACAAACCTTGAACATTCTCAAAAACAACTACTTTTGGCTTTAGTTCTTTAGCGAGGTCAATTGAATAAAAAGCTAAATCATCAAGCCTTTGTGCCTTCTGACCTTCTCGGAATACTTTTTCCTTTCCCCAAGCCTTTTCACGATCACCTACGATACTGAATACCGAACAAGGGAAACTAGCATCCAATATATCCAAATTATGAAGCTCTTCTTTCATAATATGCCCCCCCATATTGATATTGGTAATCAACTCACGAATATCACAATTGAAAGCGTACTTGACATCGTGATTCTTCAAATACATTTTCATAACCTTTGGGTCTATCTCATTACATGCTACAACATCGTAGCCAGCTAATTTATAACCAAATGAACTGCCACCTCCGCAACAGAAGCAAGACATTACCTTTGTCTTTTGTGAAATTAGCATCTTTTTTAGTCCATCTATAAGGGAACTTGTGCTCGTTTTTATACATTTATCTACCATAAAAAACAATCGTTAATAAAAACCGATGTATAAAAATAACCACAAGTAATATGGTTGTAAAAAGGGCATCTAACCCTTGAATTTAGATTCTGTTTTCTTCGGCAATGCGTCTTAAATAATCATCCGCTGCGTTATCGTCTATTTTTGACTTAAGAGACATTCCTGTGTTATATCCTATCATTAAGGACACATTCTTGCTCTTTTTCTTGTTCTTTCCATATCGCCAGCCAAAAACCTTTCCTAGCCAAGCTATACCAACAATACCATCTGACACAACTATTGTCGGCAACAAAACAAATACTTTATATATCATCGCTATCTAATTGAGAGTTAAAAATATATCTATTCTGATTCAACCAAAGCTCCACATAGTCAGCCTTGATTTTCAGAAATTCTTCGTATGTGTAGCATTTCTGCTGCTTACCACCTTTGTTCCAATAATAGGCAACTCCTCCCAAAGAAAAGAAGTCTATCAAGTCCATTTCCTTTCGCTCTGGTTCTTCACGCTTTTTCTTTTGCCTATATCTACTTACAGCAAGCAATATGAGACAAACGCAAAGCAACATGGAAACAAGTATCTCGAATATTAACCTTACGTCTTGCATCTTATTTTAAACACAAAAACACGAAACTACCGATTGCAAAGTCAAAGGAATAGTGACTCGGACTGCCTTTCGGTATAGTCCATCGGGTTTCGTGTCTCTAATATCTTATCAATTTCTTAAATCGCCATTTTATCCTTTTTGTTCTGCGCTTGCAAAGATAAACAATATTTTGCTAACTTGCAAACGTTTTAGTGCTTTTAATACTTTATTTGCATTATTTTAAACTTATCCTTTTTTGAAGTTCATACCAAACTCTTCTTCCGTTACCTCATACATTACATCACCACATACTACTCTTTGCTTGTCTTTTGTCATCAGCAATAAGTTTCTATAAGGTATCTCTTTCACGACTTCTTGGTAAGATAAGTGCAGACTATCCATAAAAGATGCAATCTGTCCTAAGAGTGTATCGTTACCTATGGTCGTGGTTTTGCTATCATCCTTGCCGCACTCTTCGCCAAAATTGATAGCGTCTGAAAATCCTTTATAGAGATTAAGGAATAAGCCGTTTGTAAGCCATTGACAACCTCTTCAAGCGTTCCTTTAGATAATTCATCACTAATGGATTCATCGCCTTGTATGAATACGGACAACGCCTTGCAAGCATCATCCAAATTCTTAAGCATGCATAAGACTTCCGCTAAGGTCTTGCCCTCTTCGAAACTATTAAGGTATTTAGCTGCCTTGACCAATTTTATAATTGTAGGTGGTGAAACGTAATAAGCCCTTCCATTCACGATTATCGTTACGGTGTCCTCTCCAAGAATTGCATCCGTAACTAATTTACTTGCCTTACTCATGGTTCTGAATATTAAAAAAGGGGAACGGCATTAACACCATCCCCCTCTATCATTTGTTGCCAATGTCTTATTCTTGTTCTACAACCGCAGAGCCTTCCCATTGGTACTCGCCAGCCACACCATCGGTCTCGCTTTCCATGGCAACGGCAGAAATACCCAAAGTGATATTCTTGTCCTGCTGGTCACCCTTGGCTACGATAGCTGCATTCGAGAAGACGATGTAGTTTCCGGTCTTGGTCTGAGCAACAATACACTTGTTGATGTTTGCCAAATCTTGGCTAGAAGACCAACCTACGGCTTCTGCCTCCGTTGTAGTCTCTTCTCCTGATGCCTTGTACATCTTACCACCTTGCAAGTCTACCTTGTTCTTCCACGAGAAGACACCAATAGAGAATGTAATTGTTTTAGCACCCTCATCAGTCTTGTCACGATAGTAAACCTGTCCGTTCAGCTCGTTCTTGTACTCGGTAACACTAGGGTCATCCTGAGAATATCCCCATGTTCCCTCATGGCTGTTCAAAACCTCTGTAGCGGTTTTCAACCATGTAGCCAACTTAGCAGGTGTATTTGCCTCGGTAAGAGGAGCACCATACCAAATTCTCTTGATTCCAATAAATGGTTTCATCTTATCTTACGTTTAATGTTTCAAAATCAATAGTAATGTTTGCGTAATGACAACTCAACTTACTTTCTTGCTCTATGCCGTGGGAGCGGATAGAATAACGATACCATACATCCTCTGCTTTTCCGACATCATTGTCAGACAGGGTTTCAATAGCCTTCTTTAAAAGCTCGTTCAATTGAGGATTAGCCTCGCCCTCTATATCTTTGAGCAATATGTTTACCTCTATAGTACAATCGTTGAAATATGTCTTGTCTGCACTCATGCGCTTAGGAATGATTACTATCATGCCTTCATCGGGAATCTTCTCACCGACCATAGGTCTTTCCCCTTCAAGTCCACCCTTTTTCAGATGTCCTTTCAGTCTTCGTTCCATTCCCATAAGTTCCAAGTCGTCATAGATTACATGACCAGCATCTATTTCTGTTATCATCGCATATCTTCGATTTCTTTCTTGATATACTGAATACCCGAATCAATAACATCATATCCTCTAGAGGAAACATCAGACGCATATTCCGCTTTATTACCAAGAGTCAAGGTATGGTCATGTACATTACTATAGTTAGACCTTCTGAGATTACCTGTGCGATTTCGGTAGTTTCCGTTAGCCTTATCAAGCTCAACAGCAGTTTTACCTAACCTATCAAGGAATTCATCTACTTCCCTTTCTCCCTGTGCAAAGAAAGCGTCTATCTCATCCTTTATAACATCAGACATAGATACTCATATAACCAAGATAATTGCACTTAGGGGCATTATAGACCTTTCCACCTCCTCGGTAGCTTCCATCATCGGAATAGACCTTGACTTCATCACCTTCGGAAATCTGGCACTTGTCACAAACAATATGATATTTCGGTGTATATATGCTACCATTCTCGGTAGTGAAATGCTCGGTAGAGTTGTCATCGCACCGACAACGCCCCATTTCTTTCCATTCCTCAGAAGAGCCAATGACCTCGTTGTACTTGTTGACAACCTTATTCACGAACTTCTTCTTTAATATATGAGGGGAATATAACATAACCTAGACATTTACCAAATATCAGACTTATCCGTGATAGTGGAAAGCCCTAAAGCTGCCACCACTTCATTATCCGGAGCAACACCATATTTTCGGCAAAGCCACATATAGTATTGTCCTATCCTAGAGTAGTCCCAAGAGACAGAGAATCCATTTTCGTTCACATTGCTCATATATGGAGCAAGCATCAGTTCCTCGATTACGGAAATCATCGCCTTGCCTACAACCTGCGAATTATCAGACGTATATTCTTCGTCAAGGTCTATACCTGACGAAATATCTTCCAATTGAGCATCGGTAATATTCCAAGCACGCAACTTTTGCGAAATGTATTCTCTTATCTTCATGTGACATCCTTATTTCTGAGCCTGACTCATAGCCTCAGCGATTTTCTTTGCAGCCTCCTGCTCGCTCTTTGCTTTTTCGTCAAGTTCTTCTTCTACATTCTCCTTTTGGGAATTCTCTTCGGTTGACTCGACAGCATCCTTTCTTGGAGTTTTCTCCTTTTTAGGCTTGCTCTCCTTTTTCTCCTTCAAAACTTCCTTCTTAGGTGTCTCTTCTGACTTCTTTTCTTCTTCCTTTACAGGATTTTCCTTTCCATCATTCAAGACTTCCTTTTTAGGAGTATCTTTAATTTCCTTATCGTCTTTTAGAGGTGCAGAATGGTTATCATCCTGCACCTCCAACATCTTGCAAAGCTTACGTTCGATAAGGGAGTTCATGCGTTCTTCGTCAAAGTCCAAGACTGCACCAACTTCATAGATGGTGTTAAAATGAAACTTATCACGGAACGGACTAATTACCTCACCTCTCATAAGCCTAACCTACTGCTTGTGTTGAGTCCAAAGAGTAGATAGCATCAACGTTATTCAAGATAGGAACAACCATTGCTTGTGAGCTGGTGAACTCACGGAGTGGGTCGTTTGTAGAATAACGACTAGCCAAGATATACTCATCGGCTGACTGATAAGTAACACCTGCAACTGGTCTTGTAGCTTCGGCTACGTTAGTCCAGAACAAATCACCCAAGTTGTCATAGCATGTAAAGGTCATGTGACCCTTAGCCCAAGGGTTGTGTGTTCCCTTCTTGCCGTTAATCTCGGTCTTGATTGTACGGGCTACACGTACCAATTTAGTCTGCCACTTATTTTTGAAGATAGACGCAATCTGCTCAAAGCTCAAAATAGGAATATTGCTATCACTATTGATTGCAATGCCTTGATTGAAGGCAAACTGAGCACGAACCTGCTTGTTCTTGCCAAGCAACTTGATTGTGTAATCATCAAGATAACAAGTAGTGATGGTGTTTTGGTCGTCCATCGCCTTGTCGTAAACCAATTGAATATCATCAAGTGGGGTTGCGTCCTCTGCATCCCAAGCCTTAGCACCGTGACCGAACTTGTTCTTCTCGGCAAAACCTACGTCAATTCGAATACCTGTACCACCGGAACGGGTTGCCAAAGCTACACCTGTTGACAACTCACTGAGGAACATATCTTCAATACGCTCGTAAACCGCCTGAATACAACGAGGAAGGTCTGCAAACAAGTTACGCAAAATCTGTGGCTGAGGCAAACGTTGCGCAATCATGTTATCCAAATCCTTAAGCTGCTTCTCTGTCATGTAAAGCTTCATACCAACCTTTGGGATTTGACCCTCAGCGGTTGAAACCTTGTCACGGCTCTTCAATGGAAGTTCTGCATCCATTGATACAACGTCAGCAGCAACTCGTGTGTATTCCGCAGTAATTGATGCCCAGCGTCCGTCCTGACTATATGTGTTAGTCAAGTGGTCTCGGTACATATAGGTCAATGCGGTCTGATTCTTGCCGTTCAACTTCTCTACAACACTTGCAACAAGCTGTGGGAAGTATTTATTGACCAACTGAAAATAAAGTGATTTTTCCATCTGTTATCCTCCTTTTTTTAGTCTTTGTCCATAGTTGCATCAGACTCATCGAACTTGTTGGCATCCTCATCGCTAACTAAAGCAATCTTTGGCATAGCTGTAAGGAACGCATCCGGATAGTCTGCACCATTTGCAGCCTTAGCTGCTACCTTGTTTACTTGTCCAGCAGTCATAATTGCCGCTGGCTCACCGTTCAGAATGGAACGATAGAGAACTCCAGCATACTTGTAATGCTCCAATGGGTCACTGGCAGTACCCAAAGCCTTATAATTACCAGCTTCGATAGGCAATGGCTTGTAAGTTCCCTTACCATCTGTCACGATAACACGACCTGCGTAAAGAACTTCATCGTTTACGCCTGTCCAATCCAAAGCACGACCGCCCTTGATGTCGCCTTCCCATTTCTGGATAATGACGGAATCCTCACCAAAGACAATTTGCTTTTTCGTAGTCTTCAATTCCTGATTCATGTTTTTCAATTTTTAAAGTGACTGAACTAATGATGCGGCTACATTGTCAACGTCCTCCTTTGTTGGCTCACCCTCGCTAGCACGATAGCTGCCCCCGAATTGTGGTTGTTGCAACGCCTTGTAGTTGTTCGCTACCTTAGAGAGGTATGTTTCGATAGTTTCATCTGTAGCATCATCGCTCAGAGTGAAACCCTCGTTGATACGACTTTCGGGAATGCCCAACTCCTTAGCCTTTGATAAAATCTTCGCATCGTGGTCTGCCTTTGCCTTTGCTTTTGCAGCAGCCTCTTCCTTAGCCTTAGCCTCATCAGCTTGCTTTTGGATAGTTTCTTGCAATTCCTTAATGGTCTTGCTTTGTTCCTCCATCTGTTCGTTGTAAGTCTTGGCTTGATCTGTGTTCTTCTGATTCAAGGTCTTAATGAGTTCCTTGAACTCTTCACGTTCCTTGGTTCTTGCTTCCTCTGAAGCTTTCTTCTCTGCTGCTTGCTCTTCAAAGTACTTTTTGAGATAGTCCGGCATTTCGTTTTTCTTTGCCAATTCCTCCAAGCGTTTCTTTTCGGCTTCTTCAGCGGCTTTCTTGGCTTCTTCGTCAGCTTTCTTCTTAGCTTCTTCTTCAGCAGCCTTGCGTTCAGCATCTTCTTTAGCCTTCTGTGCCTCCTCGAACTTTTTCTTGGCATCGGTAACTCTGCGGTCATTGTCCTTTTGCAAGGACTCCAAAAAACTCTTTTGACTAGCAACCACTGTCTCGATGTTGTCATCAGTAACAAGCCCCATCTTATCAAGCATTTCGGCATGTGCCTGAAGAACTTCATCACCTAACCCAAGAGACTTATACTCTTGTTTTAGTAACTGGAAAATTTTATCTTTCATTCTTTCGATATATTTGTTAAAACTAGTGCAAAGATAATACGAAAAGAACAATAAATACACTAAATCATTTGCAAGTATCTCACTTTTGCTTAAAAGTGAGTAATAACGGCATTTCCAAGCGATTTAAGGCTATTTTATCACATAAACGAATAATTAATAGCAACACAAAATAAAACACCTTATATAACAAAAAACGCCAAATATCCTCACGGACATCTGACGCTTGTCGAATTAAAAAGAACCTAAACATTAAAATATCTAAAAGTTTATGACATTTCTCATATAACCCAAATGATTCAAATTTGAATAGAACCGTCCATCACGCTCTATGAATTTACCAGACTTCAAAATCTCACCATTATGCAACATTGCAAACTTAGAGCTATGAGCAGTCCATTTGTTCATTTCTTTCATATGTTCATCAGAACCCCAACCATATTTCTTGATAGTAGGATAGATAAAACGCTCAAAGCAAATCTGACTATCCGTCTTGTCATGCTCAGAGCAAATCGGGAGCACTCCATTATGTGCGAACCAATAACCTGCCTTGCAGAATGGATGGCAATTCTTGACACAGACAGAACCATGAGTAGCAAATCTAAAATGTATGATTACATTCTCATTTATATCTCGCTTCATCAATCTACGGATAAATGTAGAGAAATGCAAACTCTTGTAATGGTCAGACTCGCTCACAAAACCGCAACCATCAGGATTTCGCATATACGCTGCCTTCAGCTCATCTACAGATGGCAAAGCAACACCTTTCGGACATACAATAATAACACACATATCTTTACCCTTTCTTTTTTCTTAATAATACTTTGATTTATTTGTACCCTAGGGATTTAACCCTAGGACTGCATCAATTAATCGTTATTGGCTGCAAATGCATCCTTACGGCTCTGGAAGAAAGCCTTCTCTTCTTTATTCAAGAAAGGTATATCTTCGATGTTCATAACCTCACTAGTGAAGACATTATTGCGAGACCAACCGACAAGCTTTGCGCAGAACTTAACCCACATTTCAATCTTCTTGTAATTAGTTGAACCTTGATGCTGACGAAACTCGATAGTCTTGTGACGTGTATAGCTCTCAGCATTTACCTTGTAATATCTGTCTCCATAAAAAACGCTACGTCTTATATCGTAATTGTCGTGGCAATTAGAGAAATCCTTGTCAAGCAAGCTGGCTGCCCAACGGCAATTACCTCTTCTTGAAGGAGCCATGAAGCTATCAATCAATCTTTCAAGCTTCTGATAATTCTTGAAGACGTTAACATACTGCTCGCCTGTCAACTTAGCTGCACCAATATGAACGTGAAGACCACATGTAGAATTTACTCTTGCACCTACGGCATCCAAAGACTTGATAGCCTTCTTCAAAGTTGCCATACCATTTGTATTGCCATTCAATACCGGACTAACAACCTCGTTAGGGTCAACATCACCCCCAACTGAAGCATCACTAACAATCTTGAAATAACTCTTGTTGTCGGTGTGGTTATAGCCCTCAGAATGAATATCAACACCATTCTGACGACCTGCCTCTATCAAGGCATTGCGCTCGGCATGAACACATTCAATCTCAACACCGAATGTATAAACGAATCTCGTTGAAGTAGAACCGCTAGGTACACAGACCTTCAACATATCGGAGATTTCTTTCTCACGAAGACCGCAAGCTTTCAATGCAACAATCTTTTCGTTGCGAGGCATCTTTGACTTCTTGATTTCGTCAATAGTCTCAATTAATGACTTCTTTGAACTTGCGAATGAAAAACCAGTCTGCTTAGACATAATCAATTGTGCTAGTTGTTTCGGGTCTTATCCCTTGGTGTCGCTCTCACCTTTATGAGTGAAACTTGTCACTCGGCAAATCAACCAACTTATCTTGATTGACGATGCAAAGATACGAATAAGTTTTGAAACATGCAAGTTTTTTAATGTTTTTCTTTCGTGTTTTAACCTTTCATAACTGTTATGTGGGTTTTGTTAACATTTTCAGCTTTTATTTTACCTTATTATATATAAAAAGGCTTCGATGTTCACACACCAAAGCCTAAAAACTCTACTAACTAATTACCAATTTTTATCAACTATCTTTTTAAATCATCACCAATATCTTCTTCTACTCCCAAATCCGGCAATCGGTCATACGCTTTTTGGTCATCACCACCTTCAGACTTGACACCTAACAGGTAGCCATTCCGAAAAGCATAATATACCACCTTTTCCATATCTTTAGCCGTTGCGTTATCTGTCAAATGCAACGTGGCGTACAATCCCATCAAGAACTTACGTACATCTTTTGGATATACCTTGTTGTTCTTTTCTAAAGCGACTGCCATTCTTAACGGACTTTTCATATTCTTCAATTTTTCGTTAAACCCTCTAATGAATCACAAAAAAGAGGCCATTCCGCTTGCTTCCCTAGTCCATAAGCTTATTCACAACTTTATTCACACCATCTGTTTCCTACGTTACCCGTTGACAGATGTCCGAGATTCCAACAGAACAAACTTCACGGCTCTCTTCTTGTGTTTCATTGTGCCAACGGAAGGATTCGAACCTTCGACCCTAGGATTAAAAATCCTATGCTCTGCCACTGAGCTACGAAAGCGTAAAGGAATGATTGGATTTGCACCAACGCCCCCTTAGTTACCAAGCCAAGTGCTCTACTACTGAGCTACATTCCTCGTAATCTGACAAAGTTACTCGTGGTGCAAGGGAGATTCGAACTCACCGAACCCGCAATGGGAATAGATTTACAGTCTATCTTCTTTAACCGCTTGAATATCGCACCTTTTATGGAATTCATATCAAATACCACATCGTTGCCCCAAGCGGATTCGAACCACTAATGACAGAACCAAAACCTGTAGTGTTGCCATTACACCATAGGGCAATTTAGTACTGCATAAAGGATTCGAACCTTTGAATACCAGCGTGAAAAGCTGGCGACTTAACCACTTGTCTAATGCAGCAACTAGGGTCTCTCACCCTAATAAGAGTTTCCTTGTTATAGTCTAGCTGGGCTGGGTAATCTATAAACCATGCCGTAAACTCCTAAGTCTTGACTTATTATGGTAGAAGCGACCTCTCTGAAGGCCATCTGTTTCAAACACGATGCAAAGATAAGCATTTTTTCTTATACTTGCAAGTGTTTTAGTGTTTATTTATATCCTTTTGATGAATTTCACATCACTTATCCTTGCGGAGAATACCGCAAAGGGTTTCTACAAGTTTCTTTGCGTCATCACCTTTAATTTCGATAACATTTGAAACATCAGGAGCATCCTCGCCTTTCTGTTCATTATCCAAACGCTTACGGAGAGCCAAATCTGGATTCTCAACCAAGATAGAGTCTAAAGCATAATTGCAAATGCGGCTTGCAAGTTCCTCGTTACCATTCGCATCACGCACAAACTCACTCTTGCCTTCAAGAATACCCATAATCTCATTGTACTCTTCAGCATTCTCACAATTTCGTGAGAGCATACCAATCACCTTGTAACGATCAATCTCAAAACTGACCTTTAATTTGTCTTTATTCATTTCTGTTTACTTGATTTATAAATTAATTAATTGCGTCTTATATTCCACATGCTTTCAGCAGGGCCAACCATAACATCAATATTTGCTCCTTGCTTATTTGCTACTGTTTCAATCCACTTAAGGTTGATAAACTGACCAGCGGAAAGGTTCATTTCTTCCATATATGCCTTATCTGCCTTTGCCTTTTGTCGCTCAGCCTTTTCTCTTGCTATCTGCACTTCATATTCACGTTCTTGTGTCTGCTTGGCTTGCACGACCTTTGCCGTGCGGTTCATTTCATTAAGCTGTTCCTTGTTTGGTGTAGCTTTACCAATGATAACCTCCTTTATGATGATAGGCATCTGCTTTTTCTTTGATAGAGCATTCACATAGTCCTGCATCTGCTTGCGTATCTTGTTGTCAATCTGATTAAGCACTTGCCGATTCGACATCAAGTCAAATGGGGAATGCTGAGAAATATGGTCTCGAACCAGATTGCAGAAATAATTGTTGAGATTAGTATCAAACCATTTCTCTCCATAATTCTGCAAAAGAATTGGGGACTTGCCTTGCTCAATCTGAGTAATGATTACAGTATGGAAGTCAAGTGGCGTGTTATCGTCACTAAACAAATCATCTAAGGTAATCTCATGACGGACTGGAACAATCTTGAAGTAATAACCACTCGTTGACCACCAACACCAAGTGAGACCAGTCTGCACTGCTTGCTGTTCAACACCTCCATGCCCAATAAACCAAGGCTTCTTTACGATTACGGCTTCTTCGTCTGCATCGGGAGAAACCGAATGACAACTTGTAAGCGCACTCATGCCGAGTATCGCAAAACAAAACATTAAGATAATTTTCTTCATTCTTAATTTGATTATTGTGTTATATTATACCAAAAATTCCTCTCATAATAAAGTTCTCCCTTTTTCTCATACCGGATAGCATCTGACTCTTCACATAGCTGACGAATACGCATATACAAGCGTTTGTCCAGCTCTTCTTCAAACAAAAGAGACAACTCCTTCCAATTGTCAACAACAGGAGCAAACCAAGGATACTGCTCCTTCACAGCTTGTAGCTCATCCAAGGTTACGTGTCCGTATTCTACCATGTCATAGCATCTACGGAAGTCACTATTGTCTTTGGGAATATTCAAATCTTTCTTTCGTTTTACCCCCATCAATGCACTCCACATAGTCATTGAAGAGACACCTGTATCACAAGTGGCTATCCACTCTATCATTCTTTGCTTGTTCATTTTCTTTTATATTAATCACGTTAAGTCGCTTTATTAGCTCTTCACATGCTTCTTTAGTTAAGATACAATTCTTGGAATCTTTAATGCCTGTAACCTTTTCACGAATAGCAGCATTCGTGTCGTACACTTCTTGTAGTTTTTTCTGAAACTCAATTACGTCTTCGTTGGTGAGTTTACCGTTCTTCTCAACAATCTTGTTTGTTATATTCTTATAAACACATTCGAGTTCAATACATAAACGAGTTTCTAACTTCATCATTATTGCGTGTACAAAAGTATCATAAAGTCTTTCCATCTTGTATTTCCTCCAAAAGTCTTTTGATTTCCTCGTTATCTTTATTCTCAATGCGAGCCTTTAAGATGCTCTTGAAAGCGGCATCCATTGCCTCGTATCTACTGGAATATTCCTTACCATCCGTATGACACAAGCCTTCCTCTACACACCATGATGTAGTTTGCCAACAGAACTTACCTTTCAAAATGTTTGCAACACAAATATAGTAACCGAAATGCTCTAAAAGCCAATCTAACACCATGTCATAGCTTGGAGCGGATATTGCCGGATGCTTACTATTCAACTTTAAGGCAGCAGAAAACTCAATATTAGATTTCTCCCACTCGGAATTTGAATAAGCGATATAACTTCCGTAATGCTCACTATATTTACCACCCTTACGAATGCCACCCTTTGCTGTCCAAGGGCTGGCGTAAGCCCAAAATTCGGCTATCTTTTCATCGTAGCCAACCTCCTTCAGAAGCTTGGCTATCTCAAAAGGAACTACCTTTGGTTTTACCGTATGCCTATTTGCCATTTTTCACCCTTTCTAAACTGAACCCGATTCTGACTTATCTAATTCATCAATCGCCTGTCTAAGCAAAGGAAGTATCTTATCCAAATCATCGAAATTCGGTACGACTTCATTCACTCGCAAGATTGCTTGACCTAGCAAACTCTTAATCTTTTTTCTGTCCATTGCTCTCGGCTTGTTTCTCTAAGTCTTTTAAATCTACCTTCTCAAATCGAGGAACTGGCTTACCATCTACCTCAACATTACCAAAGAACATTTCCTTTGGTCGCACCCAAACTTCATGCTGTCCGCACACTGCTTGATACGCAACCTTAGCTTCAGAAGTCTCGCTATCAGTAACCTCACCAAGGTACTCATAGAAATTACCCTTGTAGTGTCGGTAAATCGGCTTATTGAATCCACCATGCAGCCAGTCGGCTTTGCCGTTGATTTTCACGTACTCCCCTACCGCATCGCACTTACAGGACTTACTCAGTTCTTCTACCCAATCAAAGAAAGCTTGTTTGTCCTTGACCTCTTCACTTGATACCATGAAGAGATAAGTGCAAAGAAGCATCTTACCTGCATCGGTATCATATTTCTTATTCACCTCTTCAGCTAATTGCATCATAGGTGTATCTAAGCGATAATTCCAACTCATAATCTATCCTTTCTTACTTTTAAGATTTGCCAAATCCTCTTTCAAACGTAGATGGAAATTATCTTCTCCATCATCACCGGAAAGAAGGTAATCAATTCTTTGGGCATAAACCTGAGCTTTCTTCAGAAGTTCAACGCCCTTCTTGAATTCCTTGATAGTCTCTTTAGACAAGCCGTATTTGTTAGGAATCGTATGATGATGCTTTCTAACATACTTGTCTTCATCCTCCTCTAACCATCGGTCTTCGAGAAAACATCTTTCATCTTCCTCATCCAATGGATGACCATCAATATAATCTTCTATCTTTGTATATATGTCAGCAATCCTATACTGAGCATAATCAAAACATCCACCACTCATAGGCTTTTAACTCTGAAGTTAAATTTACTTCAATGCGCTCAACCTCGCTTCTAGCTGTTGGATGATGTTATCTATTGTCTTACCATTATAGTCAACAGCAATATCCTCCAACACATTAATCTGAGCCGCAATCTTAATTCTATCTATTATTAATGTCATAATCAATCTTGTTTATCATGATGCGGTGCTTGCAAAGTTGTAATGAACAACATAAACATAACCACCATACATCTTTCCAATAGTTACTTCAACAAAATCAAAGATAATATCGCCACCCATCTTGTAAGAAATCAAAGGCTCTGTCGGGAATGCATTGTGTTCTGTATAGTAACAACACACTTCTTGTGATAGTAACTGCTTGAATACATCAACCTCACCATCCTTTGAAAAAACACCCTTAAACTCATCTTCATTGTCGATTGCAACAACTACTCCAAGTTCTTTTCTTACACATACACCTTCGTTTGTACCACTTTGCTCATTATACAAGACTGGTAATGTGTAAACACATCTCGATTCTTCCATATGCTTATTCTTAATTTGTATTTTATTTTATCCTTCCACTTTCTTGCATTGAGCTAAGTCTATCGCATACGCCCAACGCTTAGGGACAAAAGACATCGTAGGCTCAAATCTATTTGCACGTTCAACACATACATCTTGCGTCCGGTAAATCAACCCGTCTGAGCCTTTTACCTGCAAATCAACTAGAATTGTGTGGTCTAGCATCGGTAACTTGTCAATATCATGCCAGACTTCACCGCCTTCAAGGAAGGTAGGCTTTATATGGTTCATCTTTGCCATAAAGTACTTCATTTAAAATATTTGACTTATATTCGCTAGTTATGGTCTCGCAACTACCAAAGCACCACAAATCCCTGGATTGCTCCTTGTGTAACCTTGATGACTTTATATAATAGCCATTGTTGACATCATAATGCTTACGTACCATGATATTGTCGTTTACCACTCCGACCTCATCATCCGTAATTACATAGAACATTCGACCATCACTAAATGCTTTTAAGCCTTTGTACACTCCATTAGAGACAACCATCCTCTCATAGCCATTCGTTTGCCAATTGGCATAATCCCAAATAGTTTCCAAATCATCATCATTCAGAAGGTTATTGTCAATAATAACCTTGCCAATAACCTTGAATTTGGCATCTTGCATCATTGCCTCAACGACAAATTCATCGGCAGTGTTGAAATCGCTAATCTCTATGGGTCTCATAATACTTGTGCTTAATATTCTCGTAAATCGCTCTCTTTGCAGCCTTTGCTCTTCTGTTATTATCAGAAAAAACATCATCATACAAAGACATATCTTCACTCTCAAAAGCCACATGCTCCCCTTTGTAGCAAGCATCAAAGCGACATCCTTTTTCGGACTTAGCCGCAGTAAACTTTATCTTACCAAACTTAATCTGCATAAGCCCTATCCAAGAAAATAAATTAATGATACTATTTCAAGAGCAAATAAAAACGCTAACGCATTCTCAATTGTGAATACCTTTTTCATTGTTTCAATACAGTTTTACGTGTGTCTCACGTTCTAAATTTATATTGTAAGGGGATTTCATATCCCCTTTGTTGTTCTTACTTCAAAACTCGATAAGTTTTATCGAAATCATTAAAACTCTTCAAGTAACCTTTCTCAGTCAAAGAGTTTAAAATTTCTTTCAACTCATCCTTGGTATTATCCAAATCGAAATCATACAACTCAGCAAATGTAAAGTACTTGTTACCACCAATTACATCAGCCATCACTTCGATGTTGCCATAAACCATTGTCTCTTTCTTACTCAATCTAGTATTCATAACGAATCACAGTTTTTACGGTGTGTCTCACCTTTTTAATTAGTAACCTTGTTTCTTAATTACGATGCAAAGATACAAAGAATTATTGAAATATGCAAATAATTTAATGTATTTCTTTTATATTTTAACGCTTATTATATATGTAGGCGCAAAATTAACTTTCTGTAGCAGAAAAAGCCAAAGAATCCACCATTTCGTTATACATATTACCTCTATGAGCCTTAACCCAATGGTATCTTATCACCTTGCCTTTCGCTACCTTATTATATATAGGCTGTAAGTCTCCTAACTTGCAAGCCTGTATTCTCTCTATAGCCACTTGGCAATCCACATATACATCAACAGAACACAAAGGAGGGCAATCACCCAATGCTTGAATGACCGCCCTTATTTCGGCTCTCACCGAATCGTTCACTTTGGCTGTGATAAATGTATATTTCCCACTATTGATAATCGCTCCCTTATGAAGCACAAGCCAACCGCAACCACACTTGTTGTTCTTACTAGAGCCATCAGCATACACTTCATAGCGCACACCTTTAGCCTCATCAACAATCATCTGAGCAACAACCTCCAAAGAGTCATTGCTCATCACATTGGCTATTTGCTTGGCTTTCTTCTTCATAAGCGACTAAATCAACCCTCGTTCCTTGAACTCATTCATCAATGGTGTTGCTAAGACCTCAATATCTGGATGAGGCTTTCCGGTAGTTCCAAGACTTCTCAGCTCGAAGAAATGAAGCCAATCACTCACAAATGCGGTATGAATCAGCTCCGTATTGGTATCAAGAGGAAGAATAGTTCTCGCATCTTGTGGCTTAAGACCATCATCCTTGACCAAAGACAAATACATCATTTCGCATACTCTATTGGCAAACCACCATTTTTCTACCGGACTCCAATGCTCATAACTACCGATGTTCTTTGATAGGTCAACAAATGTTTCACCATCAAAAGACGATGGATTAACCGCATCATCTTCACCAACCCACTTTGGCTTGTTGATAGCAATCTCTCCTCCGAACTTATCCTTACTATAGTTGCAATATCTAGTGCTTTGTTCCGCTACGGAATTTACACGATGTCTGTTAGCCTCTCTACTTACCGCAATCTGAGTAGTAAAGCGGACGGTTATTCGTTTCTCATGCCATTCCGTAGGCTCGCAGATATAGTCCAAATCCTCAAACCAATTATTTTCAACTATCACTCTGTAGTTGGTTGTGATATAGTAATCGTTACCTATCTGCATCACCTTGGAATACTTGTTCTCACGATAGTGTTTGACCAGTAGAGACTCCGGAACAAAGAAGTCATTATCGTAAGCAACATGGAGATAGATTGTTCCATGCTCGCACATGGCAAGATGGTTGCTGCTTACCATACGCTCAACGAAAGGCTTTGCGCTGTCTTTGTCTATCTTCATACTTGACGCATAACATGTGCGACCACACAGCTCTATCTGCTTGTAAACTCCATCCATACCCTCTCCTTGGGATAGGATTTCATATTCCGGTTCTAATATCTTCATGTCCTTATAAGTTTTGAAATCGACTACAAAGATAACTATTATATTCCACTCTACCAAAAATTAGCACTCAGTTTAACAACACTTATCTATATTGTGAAAAACAAAAACTTTCACCATAAAAAAAAGAGGAGAGTGCATCGCGCATTCCCCTCATACTCGATTATATATCAATATTACTACAGTTTAATTGTGTGCCTCACCGCTTGCAAACATATCCGTCTGCTCTGATGATTTATATCCGATGATTTCCAACACCTCCCCAAACTTGTTGTCATACCACTTTGGAATGGTTTGCCCAGGCACATCCTTGTAGATGTCATTCAAAGCATACACCAAACCTTTCTCGGTGACAGAATAGTACTTGTGAACCTTGCCATTTGTACCCTTTCGGGTCTTCTCTTCCAATAAGCCAGCAGCCAATGCCAGCTTATTGAACTTGATGGCTGATAACTCAACACCACGTTCTTTCAATAATTCACTGACTGCGTGCGAAGCACCATTCGGAGCGTGGACGTAATCGGGAACCGGAACACCATAAGGCTTTGCTATCTGACTCACCAACTGCAAGCGAGCAGCATCACTATATCGCAACGAGTCCATTACCCAATTGGCAACCGTCAACTTGTCTTGCAAGAAACTTTGCTGAGGCTTCACTTGCTCGGCTTGCATTTTGGCTTGTGCTTGCTCACGATGCTTGATTTCCAACTCCTCCCAACGCAAAATCAACTTCGCTCTTGCCTCATCATTAAACTTAGTCGCAATGTAAAGACTCTCACGTTTGGTAAGGGAATAACAAGGTCTTGTCTCTCCCTTTTGGTCTTGGTAATTAACGAGCTTAAAACCTAGCCCGTTAACCTTTACCCATGCTACCTCCATCTTACGAATAGACTGCATAACATTCTTATGCAACTTATTTGTCATAGTTGCAATTTCTAACGAGGTGATTCTTTCTTCATTACCACCTGCTTCGCCAGCATTAACACTGCTCGATGGGAACACAGGCGGATTCACCATCATCCGGTTTACATTTTCTGTCATAGTAACTCCAAATTTAAATTGTTAATACTTAAACTTGGCTGTGGTGGAAACGAAAAGCCCCATCCGCTAATGTGGAAAGTGCGGACAGGGCTTGTGTCACTCATCCACTATTGTAGAGCGATGGACGGAATGACGACACTCCACGCTTGGAGTTAATGAAATAATATCTTTAATATAAATTATTAATTATCTCAAATATCAGTCAGTCGTGCGCTCTACTTCACAACCTTGTTATTTCGGTTGCAAAGTTAATACTTTTCTCTTTAACTTGCAAACGCTTTAGTGTTTTATTTAAAACATTAACGTTTGTTTTACTTTGGAGGACTTCTGTCCTCGCCAGCACGACCAGCTATCGTGGCACGTTGCTGCACATTACTTCTTCTTTCCATTATTCACGGAATTTAATTGTTAAACATCAAAGATAATGTGCAGTTGTTTCGGTGTGCCTCACCTTATATATTGTTACGCTACCATTAATAGCATTTCTTTTGATTGCATCTGAATCCATTGGCAACCATTCTTTCTAAAAAAGATGTCCGAATCGAACCGCTTGCCATCCACGATAATGTGGCTACTTTTGCATTCGAACTTATGGTTTCGGGTTAGTGGTATCAAAAGGTACGTATTACCCTCTTTCTTGTCGTACACAAGCGTCAAATCCGTGCCGACAACTTGTGATACCACCTTGCGTTCATCTGAGCTTAAAACGCCAATCTTGCCATCATGCTCAACGTAAAGAGCATCCATCAAATTCTTATCCATATCTCTTAAATGTTTAATGTTCAAAGTCCGGTGCAGTTTAGCGTGTGCCTCACGAAATCTATTACAAGTCACACTCGTATGAGTATTGCTTTTTCAGCTTGTTCAATGCGTTCTCGGTAACGTAGTAGATGTTATCGAAATATTCGCTTTTCTTGATGCTTCGGCTTTCCTTCAGCTCTACCTTGTGATTGAATGTCACTTCGTAGCGGTTTGCGATGCTTGTAATCAAGAAATCGACCTCACGCTTATGTCTGTCCAGATCGGTCTCTTTATACTCTCCACGCTTGAGAAATGCGTCCTTGTTCGTCTCTTCGATGGTTGCAACCATGTTGCCTTGCATCACGATAATCTTTGCGCTCATATCTAGTTTCTTTTTAAATCCTTAATAACCTTGTTAAGCAACTCTAATCAAGTTGTAGTTCTTGAATTGTCTCCACTCGCCCTTGACTTCATCCCAATACTTTGTGCAGTCCTTACAAGCGTAACCCTTGCCGTTAGGAGTGTAGTCAATATGACTCTCCATCAAAGTGCCGAAAGCCTGACGAATCTCACCATTCATCTTCTGAAAGTAGAATTCAACGACCTGCTTCTTCATGCGAGCCTTCAGCTTTATTACCTGCCAAGCTTGCTTCAAGCATTCTGCCCAACTCATATAAGCACCTTTAAGCTGAAAGGCTCTGTGTGCCATATTCATCACTTCTCTCATCATATTCTTAAATGAATTAGCCATAATCAACTAAACGGTTTTACGAGTGCCACTCGGAGGTGCAACCTCAGCTAAATTAATAATGTTATTGTGACCTTTGTTTCTTAATCACGATGCAAAGATAACGCTTTTATGTGATATAACAAAATAAAATATCACTTTTATGCAATATTTTGATGTTTCTTAACAAATAACGCTTGAAATTCATATATATTCACAATAAAACACTTTAAAATCATATTTTTGCTTATTTTCTTTGTTGTTTCAATAACTTTTTGTATCTTTGCACCAAATTAATAACACATATAAGTAATGTATATATGAATATAAAGAAAACGATAAAAGATAATGGATGGACTCTTGAATCATTAAGAGCCAAAATGCAGGAGATAGAGGGGCGTGAGGTAAAACAGTCTTCTATGTCTCGAATAGTGAATAGTGCCAACCCTACAGTTGAAACACTTCAAAGGCTTGCAGATGCTATGCAGATAAGTATTTGTTCGTTCTTCGAAAACGACCAGCAGGGCACTTCTTTAGTCTGCCCTCATTGTGGTAAGCCTATGAATGTAGAAATCAATTTAAAAGTGCATTGACTCTTATGGAAATAAATATAATGTTATCGGGCTTCCGTAAGTTAGCTGATTACCAAAATGGTAAATTTACGTTACTAATGCCTTATGAGCCAAACCGTACAAAGCATTATGGTGTATATTTAATAGTTTTTGGTTCTGGGTATTCCTTTTATGTTGGTGTGTCATCTAATCTAAGAAAACGTGTACAACAACATTATTGGGGAATGAAAGGTAAATATCATTGTTTGCCTCTTGTTCAAAAGGCATTTAACAAATATAATTCGTTTGGTATATACGCATTAAATGAGAGCAACGATGCTGCTTATGAAGATGACTTTATAAGAATCTTGCGACCACCTCTTAATACGGATTATGTTAGTGACAAAAAATTAAAGTACAATGAGCTAAAAGCTGCAAGCGAGAAGTTAGGAGTCAGTTTGTCTTCTTTGTTAGATGAAAACAGAACTGTTCGTTTTGTAGAGGATAGGCATGCCAATAATTTCATCGCCCTAATAAAACAAGGTGGTGAGTTGTATTCCGCATCGTCCATTGCTGAGGCTAGGGACTTGCTGGACAAGTTGGAAAGTGTTAAGTAACGTAAGGAACATTCCTTGCAAGTATTAATAATTAAAACTTTTACGGCTATGAATGATTTTTTCAATTTGAGAGGTACAGCGGTATTCCGTGTTCTCTCGTTAATTAGTACAGTAGCACTATGGCTAACTATATTATTGTTTGCCATCGGCTTGATGATGGGCTTCTTTGGAGAGCAGGAGACGAAGGCGATAGGATGGGCAATGGTTGGATTCTCAATCTCTTCCTTTATCTCTTGCCTATTCATGTTCGGCTTCTGTTACCTGATTAAGATAGCTAAGTCTTACGACAAGGACAAGCAGGAGGATAATAAGGAAATAGTATTCCAATACAAGGGCTACAAAGGCACTTTCACAAAGGATGACAATACTGGAAGGTTTGATGGCCACATCATCGGGACAAGCTATTCCTACTCTGGCTACAGCCTTTCAGAGACAGAGCTGGCATTTCAAGCGAGAGTTGACGAATTACTGGAAGAAAAGAAACTATAAAAAGAAAGAGGAGCGCATCATACGTTCCTCTTCTTTGTTTTACGCATCGAAAGCCAAGAACAACTCAATGTCGGTTCTAGGATATACTTTGTTCAGATTATCCATAAACTTTGCCCAATCATAATCTGACACCACAACCAAAGCATGAATGGAAGAGAGATACTCCTTCAGTTTTGGTATTCCCTTTTCTTGGTTAATGAACTGATGAAATCTCTTTGTACGGTTTCCATGCTCATTCTTTGGATTTCTCTTGTCAAGTTCCTCCATAATTGGCGCTATGCGCTCATAGACAATATCTCTTATCCAATTGCCCATAACACCAGGCATATTCCTCGACTCATGCCACGTCCAGCCCCTCATCTTGTATATGTCCATAAAGAATTGGTCGGGGAACACCTTAACCCACTTCGCAGCCTCCTCTAATAGGAATTGATTAAAGAACGTTTGCAGCTTGTCCTTAACCTCGCTCTTTTCCTTATCAAAGCCTGTTGCCTCATCTACCAATGCGATGATACCAACCCTAGCGAATGCACGCATGAGGATTTCGCATTGCTCGGCTATAATCTCTTGTCTAGGTGATAACGGAATGTTCTTACGTGCCTCCAAAAAAGCATCACAGATGTCCGCCAAAGCGGTTGCCTTATAACCATGAAGAACCTTTCCATTATCGTTACACACCAAAGGTGACAAGTGGTCCAGTTCTATGTATTTGGAAATAAAAGGGTTAAGAGATTTTTGATTTAAATATCTCACTAATCTGGTCCCGGCAGTTTGCTTACCATCTTCCGTATCTACCATCTTTAATGCTTCTTGCATACCACGACCAGATATTACCCTAGTTCCGTTGCCCAAAATATAACAAGGTATCTTGGTGCCATTCAAGTCAAGTTCTCCACGATATTTAACCATATTATCTTTATAGTACAGGTCTTCGACCTTAACACCTAGGATATTGGCTATCTTCTTCATGGTCTCCTTTGTTGAAGTGCCATTAACAATCTTGCTAACACCGACCTCCGTCATGCCTATCTTTTCAGCCAACGTTTTTTGAGACATTCCTATCTCTTGTAAAATTTCCTTTATTCTATTCATAATATAAAAGTTTAATTACGCTTGCAAATATACAACATTTGGTTTAATAATCAAATATTCGTATTAAACTTTTATATTTATTTAAGAATATAAAGGGTATCACGTAATATGACACCCTTTATAGCTTTTACAATCTACTCATCTTGTCTTTTAATTCGTGAATATCATTGAATGCTTGCAGCATAGGCTTATGCCATCGCTCTTGTCTCTCATCAATCGACTGCAAGTACATCAAGCTTTGTGCAAGAATGGTCCTACCCTCATCAACGGCGGTCCATATATTACCTACATTACCCATAATAGTATTCACGCTAGCCGTTAATAAACTGCACTCTGCACCACCATTACGAGCTACAATAGCATCCAACTTGGTATTTATGAGCTTCGTTTCCTCATACGTTCCCTCCGTGGCAATCTGTACCGCAGTGAAACGACCATTCAACTCTTCTCCTGTATCTTGGCTCATTGATTCAAAAGAACCGGAAGAAGCGGATTGCTCGTAAGATTGCTTGTAACCCGTAATATCAGCAATATTATCACGAATAGCCAAACCCTCTTGAACTATCTTGTCATACTCTTCTTTAAGATTATTCAATTCGGTTGGCGTGAGCTGCCTTCCTCCATTCTCCTTCATCTTGTTTGCCCAGCTCTCATAAAGAGGCTTAAGCTTTTTATTCATAAGGTCTCCCAAAGCGAAGTTAAGCATCGACTGGTTGAGCATTGTAGTGAAGTCATTAGAAAAATCCTTTGCAGACTTACTCATATCCATAAGATTGTTTATGAAGTCACTCTTCATCGAATCAAAGGTTGTTTGAGTCAAATTCTCATTGATTTGCTCCGTCAACTCCTCTAGTTTTCCCGCCAGTTCTGTATATTGCTCCCAATATTCCGTCTTATCATACTTACCTTGGTCGGTCATGTTCTTCCATACATCCGCATTATGTGTACGAATGTCAGCCATCTGCTCTGGAGTGAGCTTATATATATCCTCCAAGGAATTAACCTTGTTTATCGAAGAATTGGTATAACCGCCTCTGACTGCCGATTGCTGTGCCAAAGTCTTATTGATTGCCGCATAATCTTGTGCAGAAAGATTCCAATAATAAGCATTTGAATGGTGTGCCCCATGATACCCCATCTGTGTTTTGAGAATATCCATCGTTTGGGTATTAACCTGCTTTTGGGCATCATAAGCAGCATTATAATTGCTGACTGCCGTATAACCGGAAGACTTGTCGATAGAATCCTTTAACTTATCAATAGAATACATCAATCTGTCATTGCTCTCGGTCAGCTCTTCTGTTTTCTTCGCAACTTCTGCACCATTACCTCCGCCAATACCGAACATCTTGCCCAACGAGCCAATGGTTTTTATTCCATTCATAGCCGCACCTATGTAGTTTCCGCTTGCAAAATCAGAAAAGGCTTGTGTTCCACTGTTCAATGCATCCATTCCGTTATTCACGGCTTTACCAAAGCCTGTGTTTCCGAGACCCAAAGCATCGACTAACCCAGGAAGGTCTTTCAGCTTCTCTTGGATTTTCCTCAAGCCTTCAGCCCATTCCTCTATAGTATCATGCAAGCTCTTCTTTGCAGCATCCTGCTTTACCTTGGCTTCTTCCTGTGCCTTTCCGACTTCCTTCGTAGCCTTTCCGACCTTAACCTCTGAAACCGCCAAATCATCAAAAAGCTTACGTAACTTCTCCGTTTGGCTTACACTGAGATTCTTGGTAGAACCCATAAGTTTGTCCTTATTGGCAGAAGTGATATTACTGGTATCTATGTTAACCCCACTTTCAGCAAACACGCCTTGGATTTTTCTCCTTTGGCTCATATTATCAGCCTTGGCATCAAACTCCCCCTTTCTAGCTTGTGCCAATCGGTCTTGCGCATCCTTCGCCTCATCAATAAGCCTACGGTGTTCACGGACTGCATCATTAACCAATCCCCATCTATCCTTCTGCTCTGAAATCGCATCATCAATCTTGTAGATTTGGTCAGATACGGTTTTCATGTCATCAATTTCCAACGTACCCGAACCAAGCAACTCCTTCATTTTCTTACGAAGGTCTTCAAGATAAGGAATACTCAATCGGTTCATATCCTGAAAGACAACATCCCAATTGATAGAATCCTTGAAATCCGTAAAATTCAACTTCTTCAACTGGTCGTTCATCTCCATTTCCGCACTCGCTGCGTCAAAAGTATCACCTTTCTCTCTAGCAAGGTCTATCTTGTCCGTGTATTCTTTCAGAATAGCATAACGTTGTTGTTCTAAGCTGCCGTATTGCTTCATGAAATCCAACATGTCCTTTATCTCTGCTTGCTGGATTTCCTTCAGCTTTAATTGCCTCTGTTTCTCAATCAAGGCAATTTGATCTTCTGAGTTCTGCCCAATGGTCTTCCCAAGATGATTACCCTTGTCGTCAACCATTTGTGTGCCCAATACCTCTTTGCGGTATTCCGCATCAGACTTACCCTGTTTCCACATGTTGGCTTTACGACCTTTTCCCGAATTTACCCAAACGATCTGGTCTTTCTTCTTCTTAGCCTCAACGAGTTTGTCAATAGAATCCTCTATAGCCTTTTTCTCCTTGTCAGAAGACATATTAATTTGAGCAATCTCCTTTTCGGTCTCATTCTTAATCAATTCCGTTCTTCGCTTTGACAACTCATCGCTGGCTTTCTCCGAATAGGATGAAATAGACTTGGAATAGTCCTCCTCAGCCTTGCGCTTATTACCAGCCATCGTTTCCTTTTGATTTGCTTCACGCTCTGCCTTAGTTGCCGCACGTTCCGCTTCACGTTTTTTCTTAGCTTCAGCAGCGAGACGTTTCTTTCTCTGACCCTCAGTCTCGGTTGGTGTACTTTCTACCTTTTCCCCCTTGTATTGAAGCCCTCGGTTTTCATTATAAATAGTCCAATAATCCTTATTTACACCACCAAACTTCTTTGTTGTATCTCCTGGCTTATGGGTTTCCAACCACGCCAATCTAACTCTTGCACTCCTAGCCCTTTGGCTCTGAGACATATTCTTAATCCAAGCTGGCAATGATTTATCATCATAATCCACCTTGATTTTCATATGATAAGTTCTCTCGCAAATCTTTCGGATTTCATCCATTTTAACAGCCATTTCCTTAAAAGACTTTTTCGACAATCTGGTGCGTGCGGCATTCTCGCTTGTACTATCAGAAAGCTTATTGATAGCATCCCTGGTTTTCTCTACTGCCGCTCTTGCCTTATCCTCCGCATCAAGAGACTTTTGCTTATTTACATTGGCACGCGTGCTTGCTGCAATATAGCTATATGTCTCAGCGGTTATTTCTGCTATTTGTTCTTTTGTCAGCTTCAGATTGAGATAGTACGCTTCAATATCCTTGTATACATTTCCAGATACCCCTCGTAGCTTTTCTACTGTTTCTTTGTACTTGTTAGTCCTTTTATCCAATCCATCGATTTCACCTTGCAGCTTCGCCATTTTATCCAAATCTTCTTGGCTTACCAACATAGTCGCCATCCCTGCTTGTTCCTTGGTAAGAACACCATCCGTGGCATTTATGAAATTCGTTTTAGCTTTATCCTTATCGTTCTTGTATGTATCATAAATCTGCTGTATAGCATTTTGATGTTCCATTGCCACCGTTTGTTCCTCAATGACACCTATCAGATCTTCCTTATGCTTTATAAGCTCTTGTATCTTTGAAGCTTCGTTTTCGGACTTCATGATTGCGGAATCGAGCACTACACCATATTGTTCGTATGCGCTTTTCAGTGCATCTATCGTGTCTTTATGACTTTCCGCATCCTTTCCATCCCCTAAGATAGCAAACAATGCACGAACCTTTGCACTTGCCTCGGATGCTTTATTACCTAAATTTGTTGCCTTTGTCGCAACATCTTCTGTTTCGTCACCAAACATAGAGAAAACAGAAATAGCTGTGCTCACCAGAGTAACGATGGTAGTTAAAGGATTTGCAAGCATTGCAGCCCAAAGACTACGCAAGCTTGTTGTCAAAGCATTAGTTGCCCAAGAAAAAGCCGATTGAGCCAAGGTTGCTGCCTTTGTGCCAACTGACATCATTCCTGTAACAAAGGAATTGCGTTGCTTCGCACTTGTATTCACGTTTTGAGAAACCGTATTTGCTCCGGTAGCCGCAGAATTAACATTCTCTGTGGTTGTGTTTGCCGCATTAGACGCAGATTGCCTTGTGGTAGCTCCCATATTAGCATTTCGTGCCGCAAAGTTCGCATTCTCAGATGTCGTATTCCCTTGTTTGGCAGTAGTATTCGTATTAACCGCAGCCGTATCACCCTCTTTTGCCGCAACACCCTCATTCACCAGCTTATTTATCTCGTCCGCACTAGCTCCAGTTTCTCCATAGATTCGGTTTTCCTCCTCTATAGCTTGATTAAGCTCTTGGGTTACACCTTTAAGGTCTTCTTGCATACCCAATACTTTTTGGTCTGCGATATATGCCTTTTGGGAAGCCTCATAACTCTTCTGCTTGAGGTCGTTCAACTTTTGCTGCTCAGCTACATATTGATTTACTGCTTGGTCTCGTAATTTCAAATCATCACCAAAGCTATCATCATAACCGCCCAAATCTGTCACGTTTTGGTATGAAGACTTTACCTGCTCCTTTTTTGCGGCTACAAGTTCTTCTTGCTTCTTGATTTGAGCACCGATTTCCTCAACAATTCCATGTTGTTCCCTTGCCTCTTCTTTGGCTAATTCGATGCTTGCTTCTGCCTGTTTCTTCTTTTCCTCTATAGCATTTGTGTTAAGAATAGCCTTACCCAAAGGAGTATTGTTAGCCTCGTCTATAGCGGCTTTCTTTGCAGCCTTTGCGTTAATTTCAGCAGCCATTTCCGCATCGGCTCTCTTCTGTCGTGCGGCTTCCTCTTCTATTTCTTTTGTCCGCTTTGCGTTCTCATACTCCATGCGCTCATTATCAGCAGCCTTTTGCTGGGCAACCAGTAAATCTCGCTTTGTTTGGAGTTGTTGAGCCATCTGCTCGGTGATAAGACCCTCGTTTCTCGCCATCTCAATTTGCTTTGAGACGATTTCCTCGGTCTTATCATCACCAATGTTTGACGTATCGGCAATAGCATCACCTAAAGCCTTGTATCTATTTGCCCGATACTGCTTGGTGTCTTTACCATTTAAGGAACGGAAGTTGTTTTCTTGGTCTCTTGCCTCTCCTAACTTAGAATCAAGTTCCTCTGTGATTGATGCCATTGTCATAGCATTCTGAACCTTCTGAATGCTTGCCGCTGCCATCAAGCCAGCCTTGTAAGTTCCGACCATAACAACCGCTGAACCAATAACTTTAACCAAAGTTTCCCAATTCTCTATCAGAGAAGATATTAAGTCAAGACCTGTACCAAAGATTCCTTGTGTCTTTTGTCCTATAGAGTTGATTGCTTGGTCTATCGTATCTTCTATGTTCGACCAACGACCTTGAAGGGTTTCGGCTTGCTTGTTCATCAAGCCTCCGAATTTGCTACCCTCGCTTGACATCTTCACAATTGCTTCTTTCACCAAATCAGCTCCGACCTTTCCATCTGTAACCGCTTGCTGAACCTCTTGGGTTGTCTTACCCATAATTTGCCCCAACGTCTCTGCCATCGGAATGCCTCGGCCCATAAACTGGCGCAAGTCAACTGTAAACATTCTTCCTTGTGAAATGGTCGTGCCATACAAATAAACAAGCTGCGACAAAGGAATATTAAGGCCAGAAGCTATATCACCCAAATGTACCAAGGTATCATTTACTTCATTGGCTTGAATTCCATATGCTAAAAGTTGTTTCGCGCCTTCTGTAACGTCTGTCATGTTGAAAGGTGTGCGAGCAGCAGTTTGGATAAGTTCATCCATAAGCGCACCAGCCTTTTGTTCGCTACCCAACATTGTTGTAAAAGAAATTTCTAATTGTTGGAATTGAGAGCGGACGTTAAAGATGTGCTCAGCCAATTGTTCAAAGCCCAAACCTCCAACCAAACTCATAGCTAGTTGTCTTGCGTCTCCATTCAAACGACCAAATAATGAGGAAATACCTTCACCGACAGTAGGGGCTTGCTTCATTTCCGCAATCATTTGGGCAAAAGCATTCGTCATTTGATTGGTCATATCCTTAGCAGGAGATACAGAACCCGAATACTTAGCATATTCCGTTTGCATATTCTGTAACTCTTGTCTCGCTTGCTTGCTTAATCCCGTAAGATTCTCCAATCTAGCCTTTTCATCTTTCAACGAGGCATAGCCGGATGATATGTTATCAGAAAGAATTGCGCTTGTTCCTACATCAAGGCCACCTCTGCGCATTTTGCTTTCCATTTTCGCTATCTCGTCTGAAAGCTTCTCTATCTTTCGCCTGGTCGTGTCGGCTTGCAATTCAAAAGCATATACTTCCCGTGTCAAAGATTGCATTTTCTTAGCATAATCGCTGCTCATTACCAAAGAATAACGACCCATTGTTTCGCTTAATTCGGTTACTTTACGCTTTTGTTCCGCATATTTATCCGTGAGGTCTTGAACCACAGATTTATCTGTCGCTCTCGAAGTCTTCAACAACTCACCACGCAATCTTTCAAGTTCTTCCTTGGCTTCCTTGATTTGGGAGAAATTCGCTCGGAGGTTAAATTCTAATTCTGCCATATTTTATGTTTTATTGGCAAAATTAGCTAATAATCAAAGGAATAACGAATGAATTAAAAGGTATGATTTCACAAAAAATTTAAGTGCAAAGAATAAGGTCTAGACACAAAAAAGCCTTCCACATTCACATGCAGAAGGCTCGGTTGTTTACTTATTTTTCTTCTATATATAAAGACCGTCAAATCACGACAGCCTGTAATTCTTTTGAAATTCCATGTAAGCAATCAAGAATTTGCTGCTTACGTTTTTTGCTAGGCTCATGGATTCCCATTGCATACTGACGCATCAGAGAAGCATTAATGCCAGCTTTCTTTGCGACACCATTTATATTCAGATATGAAAAATAATCGAAGAAAGAACCTATATCATACCGGAACTCAAACACCAATTCAGGCATTTGTTTTCCCTCTTCTTCAAGAAGCTCTTTAATCTCTTCCTTTGCTACAAAAATATCATCCATCGCTTGTTTTGCAGAGTTGCCAAATCCGGCTAGATGGAAGTCTGGAAATTTATCCACCATATAGCAAGAAAAATTCTTTTCTTCTTTACACTTTTCTACTTGTATAATTACCTTTGTTGCCATAATTCCGATTCTAAACTTTAAAAAGAGGTCTTAAACCCATATCAACGTCTTGCTATATAAGCGAAAAAATTGCTGGGCTTAAAGCCCAAGCAATCTTTCAAGAATACTGTCGTAAGTCTTTCGAGAAACTTCACGACTGCCGTGCCGTGGCACTGGACATTTAAGTTTTGTTGTTGGACTAAACCAAATGTCGTGATTACCACCATGCCGAACCACATAGCAACCTGCTTGGGTCAGCTTTCTCAATAATTGACTAGTCTTCATCATATATAGAAGAAATTAATAAATAAGTAAAAGACCTCTTTTGTCCTTAAGACAATGCAAAGATATAACTTTTTTGTTATATATGCAAATAAAAGGATAACTTTTTTGTTATATTAACCTCAATTAACAAAAAGTCTTCTACATTCACATGCAGAAGACTCTGAGTTCTATATAACAATTGAAGCCACACGCTTAAAAGGTTGCGGCTCTATAGCTTTAACGCAGACAACACGCTTTTTATTGTGCTGAAACGGCTTTTAATATCATTATAGGATGATACGGCAAACATTGGCAAAGGTCTCACATTCCCTATTATCAAAGCACCTTTGCGCAAAGACTCCTTGATTTCCTTCATCGTTTGAGTGAATCCATATTCAGCCTGTTCTTCCTTTGGAACAATCACATAACCATCACCATAAATGTTTTTAAGATAGCATTTCTTTCGCTTCAGCATATCCCAACGCAATTTATCTACCAAGGTCATATAATCAAACTGCTGTTTATCCTTGGCTTGGAATAGCTTCTGGACATCCTTGTAATCATCCCAACATAAAGGAGTAATACCAAACTTTAATTTCATCCATTCATGCGAAATCAATTGACCATCTTTAAATGTAGAAAGAATTTCTTCCTCCAAACCATCAAAACCATTTTTCGTATCTTCTTTCATATTTTCATTCTTTTAATGTTGCTCCCTACTAAGGAATCGAACCTTAGATAACCACCATGTAGGGAGTTCGTCTCTACTAAACCTCACCGAACCTTACCATACTTTACCGTACCTCACCTCACCAAACCTTGCAATACTCCACATAACCTCACCTCACATAACCGCACTAAATATTTTTATAGCACAATGGCGAGGAGTCGAACCTCGCCTACGACCTTCATTGTGTTCTTCTCTACCACACCTCACCTCACTAAACATTACCGCACCTTACCATACTTCACTAAACCCTACCAAACCTCTCCGCACCATACCTTATTATTGAATGAATTATTTCTTTTCTACTTTAAACGCTCCATAAAGCTTTCTGTAAGTACCGACATGATAGCGAAGACCTGCAATCTCAGCCACCTGTAATACTTCCTCCTCGTTCAGCTGAGTCTCATCGAACCAGCAAGTAACTTCTGTTGACCATTCTGGGAATATCGCTCTTGTTGCAGGGACTTTAACAGAACCTTTGATACCACACGCTCTTGTGTCAACATAAGATGTTGATGGGTCAAAATAACCCTCCTTTGTGCGACCAACCTCAAAAAGTTCTTCCGGTGTCTTGTCGTTGTCCTTGAATTGCAATACACCATCACCATAAAGACCGAAGGAACGCTCAAACTTCTTGCCAAGCTTACGTTCTTTGGCAGCAGCTTGAAAACTACCCTCTACATGCGATTGTGGTAACACATACTCGCCATTGCGATAGTACAAGGATGCAAGGAATTGCAATCGGCAAATCTCCAACAAATCATCATCTGTCTTTGTTCGCTTGCTAGTCAATGGCTGCAAAAGTTTCTTGTACTTGTCAAATGGGTCAACTACTCTTGGATTGTGAACCATCAAAGGCTTAGTGCCTACCAATTTCAATGAAATCGTCTTCATTACTCTACATAATTATTAATTAAACACGGCAGTTTTACAGGTATGCCTCTTACCTTTTGGGCAAAACAAAAGCCCCGCCCGCTAATGTGGAAAGTGCGGACGAGGCTAAAAGTATAGAAAAGCCCGAAGACTCTTAAATTTCTTCTTATCTCAGTAACCATGCTTTCCACTTCACGGCTGAACCATTTCTGATTTCGTTTGCAAAGGTAAGCATTTTATCTGAAACTTGCAAGAGTTTTAATGCTTTTCTTTTATTTGTTAACGTTATTTTAATATAAGATACATTTATTTTAAATTACACATTATTATAAAGACCTTAGTATTTCATGTAAGGATTATACGTATCAAAATACCCATACCGTAATATGTAGTTATAATCTATTTTTTTCTTTGGCTCAACATAAATGATTTCAGAGCGGCTTTTGTTAAGGCACGCTATATATTCGTCAACCTTTCCACATACTTTTAATTTTACATAAGCGAGCCAACCAGAATGCACAAACTTCAACTCTTTTTCATTTAACGAATACGTCATTCATCGTACCCTAATATACTAAAGAACTCATCCATTTTTGAATTTAGATTGTTTGCCATTAACATATATGCCGGAACGGAGCGACCGATATTGCACTCTAACTTCAATGCATGTATCATTACTGAAGCTTGATGGCTTGAAATCTTAACCCTATCCAATCTGGAAAGTATTTCGCTCTGCGAATCTGCATTACGAAACACTTTCTTGATAAGACTTTCTATGTACTTACGCTGCTTGTCCGTCATTGCTATTATTGTGCTCAAGAGACTCAACCAAAGCCTTCAGACCATTGAAGGTAGCATCCACCAACTCCTTGCTATCGGAAGCATCAAAATACCAATTTCCAATAATCTTGCTATTATTTTCGACAAACATCGTAATACTCGTATGAGTATTTGAAGACGACATCTGGATAGACTCCTTTGTTCTACCCATGAGGCTGGCAATCTTTGCCAACACCTCTACATAAACATTATTCTTTTCCACTTTCTTCTTACAGTTTTTATGGTGTGTCTCACCTTTTAAAATTAGTAACCTTGTTTCTTAATTACATTGCAAAGATACAAAGAATATCTGAAATATGCAAATTGTTTAATGTATTTCTTTTATCTTTTAACACACTATAATAATATAAATAAATAATTTGCTGACGTTAACACAAAAATCCCCACCACTACATTATTATATATAGTGATGGAGCAAACATTTAAAACAAAATAGCATTATGGATTTCTTCGATTACTATCTAGTACTTTCTTTAATTCTCCATCTACATCAAGTACTCCACCTTGCCAATCGGACTGAATATCTAAACTGAACCAACCACCTTCTTTTGTGCGAGCAAACCAAATTTCATTCTCATCATACTCTTTAATAACACAACCAATGAAATAGTCAGTTGTTTCATTCCAAATCCAACTACACTCGTCTGAATTATTCTTGAATGCTTGCTTTACATAATCCGGTGCATAGGCATATAAAGCCACGTCCTTTATGATTGCCTTATACAACCTAGAGCTACAGACCTTCCCATCATCAAAGAAAGGAATAACCTCACCTATTTTAGGTATACGCTTTATATCTTTCATCTTAAATCAAGTCCTCTACATAAGCCCATTTGTAGATGGCGTTGGACTTCGTAAACTTCTTCCACCATTCCTCGCCTAAGAAATTCAGATGCTTGAAACGCTTACGAACCTTAGTCAGACCGACAATGCGTCTGTTGTGCTCCGGCAATTCTTCAACCGAATGCCAAGCATCTTCCTTTTGATATTTTATTCCCAACTCCAAGGCTTGTTTGGCTATCTGCCTTGCACCTTGACTAAAGTCTATCTTATCTATCAATAATTCTAAGTCCATAATCAGATTGCTTTTATATTAACTTTGTCATCAAAAAACGCTTCAAGCACTTCCTTGGCTTTAGCATCTGCTTCATCCAAGTCTTTGCACTTGACTACTTGAACACCATAGCCTATAGGGTTACGCAATTCGTAGCATTCTTCAGCCTTTACCAACCGGAGGAAAATATCTCCACCTTTGAAGCGGTACGAATATCCTCCTGTTGCCTCGTTCCATTGTCTAACTATGTTCCTCACCGCCATAATATCTTTGCACTTTTTCCAATGTAGCACTAGCACCCTCAATGTAGGCTGCGATAATGACATTTCTATATAGCTCACTATTTTCCTTATCAATTCCTACCAAGCCTTCTGTTGATTTCAAAGGCTCAATTGTAAATTTATAAGCCTCCTCTACTATCCAGCTAGGAACACCATTTGAAATCAAATTCTTACAATATTCATTCATAATTTAACCTTTTAAAATTAGTGGATGACAAGGGATTTAAACCCTTGTTGGTGTCAACACCTCCCCAGTGACCTGGTACACGGAATGTTTAATCAGAAAATCCGCTCCAAGTTTGCGAGGGTCACATTGCTTTCAGTTGCCAATGCCACTCATCCGTTTGTCAGCGACAGATGCGAATTTGAAGACTTTGCACCATTTCCAACCTTGCCCAAGGGTTTCTGCCGCTGACTAATAGGCATTTGCCAATGGTTGTCGGCAAATTTTAAGTGTTCACATCTTACGATGCGGTATTAACTATCTCCCTGCCCAAGGGAACAACCATTAGCGATAGGCTATTTGTAGTTATGAAACATTCAAATAAAGCCGTGCGACTCCTAGTTTATCATCATGCCCCCACGCAAGGCATCACACGGCTTTGGCACGTGGGTATTTGGTAGCTTATGGCAATCCTACCTCGTCTTTCTTATATCATTCCGCTGCCATCCTGCCGCCCAGTCTACCGGAGCTGCATTACAGCAATGAAAAGATGTATTCACATTATACTAGGCAGCTCTGAACTCATCCAATTCTTCTGCCTAGAACGGACAATCCTTGTTTACTCGCCTTTTCATAATTTCACTACCTTATAGCCAAGCCGACTTGCAAGACCAAGGAATGCATTAAAGTCTTCCTGTGCAACTTCTGTTCCTGATACTACGCCATTCTCCAAAGTGAAGTAACGCTTTGTATTGTAAAGCGTATCTTCCAAGCAATAAGTTTCTTTCATTTCTTCTTTCTAATCAATAGTAAACAACCTTTCGACTGGTCTCTTTGTGATATTCGGGTTGAGAGAGTTTGTTACTTCCTTTTCCCAAACACATCTGAACTCTTGCGGCATCTGATACTCGCTGATAAAGACCTTATGTCCTCTTCTAGCCATTTCCATGCACCAAATATAGAATCTTTCGTAATCGAAGTTCTTTGATACATCGTACTTTTTCGCAGCTTTGTAAGGTATATCGCTATACACGATACTCCTATCCGGTATCACAAGTTCATCATAACTGCCGCTATAAAACTCGACACCTTTGAGAAGAGGCACATCACGCATTGTATTTTCTATCTGCTCCCTTATGTAATCTCTTGCCTTTCCGTTCTTGCCGACAACATTATGTCCGCTATAGCCACCATCAAAGAAACGTCCATTAAAGCTCGCCATAAAGCCAATTAGTCCGACACCTGCTTCTGTGAAGAATTTATTCTTTCCGTGATAGCAGTCTCTTGCAAAGTTATACAACGTCTTACTAATATGGTTGAAGACAAACCCATCATTCTGAAGATACTTCCACATTTCGATAAGATACCTATTCTTATCGTTGGCAATCCTTCGATACGTGTTCGGAACATTCTCTATAACGCTACAGCCGCCACAGAAAGCATCTACAAACGTATCATGCTCTTTGTCCAGCATAATCGGCAATATTTCATGCACGATTCTAGCCTTACTACCCATGTACTTCATCCTATCATCTTCTTTATCATTTTAACACCTCGGTTGCCAAACTTTCGCTCGACTACCTCATTATAACTCACTCCATCAATGGAACACTCATCCGGATAGCACTCTTCAAGCCAATCTGTGAACTTCAGCAAATTGAAGACCAACTCTTTTCTTGCTAAAAGAAACCGCATATCAACGAACTTTCCAAAGCTTACTCCGAAGATTTTCTGAAATTCATTACCTATAGGCAAAAAATCGCTTGACTCTATCTTCATTAGCTAACTTTCTTGGTTGTTGTTCTTTCCAAAGGATAGCCACTCTTCATAAAGTCACTTATTCCGATGTAAGCCCTTTGCGAACTCTTTTCTTCGTCTGTCAAATCCTCTGTAGCATTAATAGAAGCCTCGTTCAAGGTCTGTTCATTAAATACACCTTTTCTTACTTTGTCGAAATAAGAAAGAATTTCTTTGGTCATCAAATGGTCTGCCAGTCTCTCAAAATCCTTATCCATCACTAACGCCATGAAGTCATAGGAGTTTTCAAAAGCAAGTATTGGGGCAAAATCCTTGAACGCTTGCATTAAGTTAACGTGCAATTCTTCAAACAGCTTACGGATGATATTCTCATAAGTTCCCAGACAAAGGTTGGTGAGATTATAAAGGATGATTGAATTCGCATAGACTCCCGATTTTTCACCAATTCCTAAGTTCTGTAACCTCACCGCAATCTTATCTCGCAACTTATACAAGTCTCCACTAATCTTGTCATAAAACGTCATTGCGAATTCGTTATTGAAATCTGCATTAGGAACATAAGCGTCATAATACTTAACCACCTTGCGAAGGTTCTTCTTGCAGTCCACCCACTTCTTCTTAACTTCAAACCTAACGCATTTCTTCTTCAGAATACTCTTTTCGATTTTCTGAATGAAACACTCTGCCAATACCATTTCAACATAGACATATTGCTGAAGATAAGCCCTTGTAACGACCAAAACCTTATTTACTTCGGTTTCCGTCATTCCGTGGGGCACGCTGATTATTGTCTTCTTGCCACCGACATCCAATAGGACTCTTCTGAAACAATTAACACTAGGCATAATGCTTTCTTTTTGAATATTCAACAACCTTATTATAGCACGCCGTTCTCACCAAATTCTCGACACGATACAATTCGGAAACCTCATGAGTATCATTCATATCGACTGATGGGCAGCAAATCTGATAAATATACTTTGTTCTGACAATGAAACCAAACAACTTGATTTGTTCTCTGAGAACCCGACCGGACACCACCTTATCAAGTTTTTTCTTGCCTTTAAAGAGATTCAAACTCTCCTCTCTACGATATACAATATCGGTCTTAACCGAAAAGATCTTTCCGAGCATAACTATTCCTCCAAATTTCTAAGCGTTTCAAGACTCTCATTATTATCAACATCATAGCCGATATGATACTCGCTACCAATTCTTGCGCCAACATATATCTCTTCCGCATTCAAGATATACCAGTGCATCTGCTCACGGGTATTTCTCGATTCATCGCTCAATCCTAATACATCGAAGCACTCTTCTTGCACAGACTTACAAGGTTTCGTTCCCATATATGAAACATAAGCCAGCTTTCCGTCCTGATGCAATGGCTTCCAATTCTCCCACCAATGGTTGCGGTACTCCAAGATACCTCTTTCTACTCCATCGGCACAAACATGTTTAACTATTCGTATTTTCATTATCAACCTTTTTTAAAACAACTTTAACTGTCTTTCCTTGGCACTTGAACACACGAGACTTAATCTTGTATGTAAGATTGTTAATCACGACTTTATCCCCTACACAAGGCATGAAGTGAAAGTCGTAATTTTTCCAAATGATATTTCCTTCAAAGTAAAATTCTACCAATTTTCCTCCTCTTTTAAAGCTTCAAACTTATCCTTCATAATAGAATTGGTCTCTGTCCAAAAAGCTATGATAACCTTTTTTACATCAACCCCTTCTCCTTGTGCAATAGCCTTTGAGGCCTTAACGAAATCAAAATACCCTTCATCTGATTCTAAAATTCCGGCGGAATACGCCATACGTCCATTCTTGATGAATCTTGCGGAAAAATAAAAGTATCTTTTCATCGCAGTAACTCCCTAATAAATTCGTTACGCATCGGCTCAACGATGCTTGTGTACAAACTCTGCTTATCTTCCGGAATATCATCCGGTGTAATAGCAAACATCAACAAATAAGACATCGGAATCTCCAATACCTTGCATATTGCATCAATCTTACTCTTGCGTGGAAACGTTCTTCCGGTCTCCATAAACAACATATTTGTCTCGCTACAACCGATAGCCTTACTCAGTTGTCGTTGGGTCAAGCCCTTGCTTACCCTAATTGTCTTAATCGCCTTTCCTAAATCCATTTAACCTCCTATTTTAATTTTTCAAATCTATTCTTAATTGCAATCATGGCATCCTTGACTCCATCTTTGTATCCAACAGAATACAAGGTACAATCCTCTTCGCTCGGTTTCTCGGACTTGGATTTCAGAAATTCTTCTATCTCACAGAAACCATGCTCCAAGAATCTGAGAAACATAGCGTTCTTCGAGATAGCTGGTCGTAGGGTATCTTTAACCCAATCCCAGCCATCACCATAACCTAACGTGAAATTTGAATTGCCACAATATTTCACTTTCGGCTCATCAAGCCATTGTTTTAAAATTTCTTTCTTTGTCATTATTCCCAGTTTTTGAGGTGTGTCTCACCATTTTAATTAATAACATTTGTTTCTTAATCACGATGCAAAGATACAAAGAATTATTGTAATATGCAAATGTTTTAATGTGTTTCTTTATTGTATTAATATTATTTAATTTTTTAATATAGTTTCTACCATTTATTTCACAGTTTTTACATTTTTCACTTTCTCAAATACTTATGCTACAAATTACCTTTATCCTTAATTTCATCTTACTATGTTCTTTAACGTGTGCCTCACGCTTTGTAATTTTTGCATCTTGCAGCGATTTCTGTCAGTCGCTTCCCCTTTACTTCCACTGTGCTACCTTTCTTGCATTTCAAAACATTTCCTGTGCTTGTATTTTGTATTTCCTGGAAATGGACGCAACAAAAACAACTTCTAAAATTCTTATCCATTTGACATTTCCTTTTTAAGTTTCTTTCTTTGAGCCAAAAACATAACAATCTCCTCGAAATCATCGCAATTCAAGAGCATTTGTCCAACCTGCCATTCCGCTGCCTTCTGCTTGGCATCCTCCATGCCCTTTGCTAAGAATGTAATTTTCTTGTCTTGGCTTCGATTTTCTACAGTAACTTCAAGTGTACCATATTCAAGTTCGGTAGTCTTCATACTGAGACCTTCATCATATATCCTCAACAAATGATTAAAAAGATTACTTCTTTCCATTTTTCAACCTTTCGTTTTCTTGTTTTAACAAATCCACAAACTCCTTACGCTTTGCTCGCATGTTTTCAAACCATTTGCTTGATGTTCTTGGGCATCCAATAAGCCAATGATCGAAGTTTGGAATAGGCAAATTGAATTCACTTGCTTCAATAGTATAATCGTACCACTTCAACAACTCTTCTTCGGGAGCTTCCTTGTCAATATCTGTTACAATAGTAGCCATATCAAAAGTCAAATCACCACAATTAGCTATTCCACCTGGTTCGTCACCTATCCAATATGTCTCCGGATTATCCAATCCGTAAAACTCATGCTTCTCACAAAATGCCTTCAAATAAGCATTGCAAGCTTTCTCGTAATCATTCTTTAATTTCTCCTTATCCATATCACATATCCTTAAAAAGTTTCTTAATCTCGCTCTTCTCCACCTTTGGATGGGAGCACATCACAACTTGCGTACTTGGGTCATGTCTTACCTGCCATTCGCAAGTTTTACACCCCAAATCACCAACTTTATTAATTGCATTGGTGTATCTGCCTTTCTCACCATAGGGGCAATCGGTAACAAAATCCTTTCGTCCCCAGATGTACTCATCTATCTTGTATGAGATAGCATTTGCTTTCTCCTTTTTCTCGTTAATATTTAAAAACATCATATCGTCAATATTTAAAATAATTCAACTTTCGGAAGTTCTTTCTTCCACTAAAATGTTATTTCTTAATCTATTCAAAAACTTTATCGTTTTGATATTCACACTCGGTTGTCCTGCAATTTGCTTTCCTTCAACATCACGCAATATTGGTCTTCCGTGCGTGCTCCCAAAGATGAAGCACTCTTTTCCTTTCCAACGCACCATGTCGAAACGCTGAAAGCGGGACTTACCTATCTTATGAGAAGCAATGCAAGACCTACGAATACCACCTTTCTTCGGGTTCGCAACGTGCAACGCTCTCGTATGGCGAGGAACACAACGGAACATGAAGAAAGAACTCAACCGCATTGCATTTACGTTCTTGGCAATACAGAAGGCATCGGCTGCATGGGTCTTGACAATACCATTCTCAATGCGAGTATGCTTGGTAATGTAACCATAGGTCAGGTGAACGTTCTCGAACTCTTCCTTTGCTCGCTCATAGACTGCCCAACGCATAATGTTCATCACCGCAGCATCACGCAATGCCGTGCCACGCTTGATTTTCAAGTCGAACTCCCCACGATGGTAAGCCTTGTGGCAGGTCTCGCAAAGCGTTACGAGATTGCTAGGGGAATTACCACCTGTCTTGCGGCTCTCCAAATGGTGAACATTCAAAATAGGGTCTCTGCTCTTACCCTTGCAGTGAATGCACTTGTGCCCATCCCTTGCCAAGACGTACTCCCTCACGTTCCAAAAACCCATCTGCTCACCCTGCTGGTATTCTTCGCCCTTGATGTCGGGATTCTTAATCTTTTGCGCATCGAACTGAGCAACCTCGATTGTTGTCTTAGTGATAGGAAACAACTTATGAAACAAGCGGATAACCTTCAAGTGGCTCTCAACCTTTTGCTCAATACTGGGTGCTAGCCAACCATCTTTCTTCTTGCGGTTGTCAAAACGAACCTTGCGGTAACGTGTCTTGCGGTTTCGCCTTGCCCTTCTCAACTCCCTGCGAGTAGATAGCAAGTTCACAACATCATTTCTTAACTCGACCTGCGCTGCAAGCAGCTCCTTCTTCTCGGAACTAGCCGAAACGCCAATATGCTTTGAACCAGCATCAATGCCAAGGCTCACTTCCTGCGTATAGGTGGTGCTCTCATAATCCAATTGAACGACAAACGGAACACGGCTGACTACATGAGCCTTGCCATGGCGAAGAAGATAGCCTATCCTCCCTCCACGCTCAGTCGGCATCAATGCCTTACCTTCCTTGCTCCTTACATAAATCATAAAAATCAATTTAAATTAATAAATAAATCTCACCTCGAAAGGTGGTTGTGCGCCCATCGCCAATGTTATAGGATGGTTTCTTGTCCGCAGCACCGCAGCTTTCGCCACTTTTAACCACGAACCGCAGAGGACAGAACTTGGACGGACATTCTGACGTGCCTATGCATTCATCCCTAACGTAGCTCCCTAAATCCATTCGGGGCTGAGGCTAATCCGCTCCGGACGATTGAATGGATAATCGCTGTAGCCTAATCAATGGCTTCCGGAACTTGAATTCTGCTTTCCGGCTTGCGAAACAGACTGACAAGGTGTTGAATATGTCAGCAAGTCAAAATCAGCAACCTTGCTCCAATCTATCTTTGTCATATCACCGAAATTCTTGCCGGACAGACTAGGAAAGCAAGCATTATGTAATGCTATTGCACTTGGCTCTATCTCCGACCAGCCGATGCACTCGTAATCGAAATCAGAATGGTTCTTCTTCAGTCGCTCCAAAGCCATCAGTTGAGAGTCATATCCGGCACATAGTTCAAATGTCCGTATCATCATTAAATATCATGGGTTTTACAAAAATCCTCTACAAAGCTATCACCCCAATCATCCTCATGCCAAATCTTTGCTACTTCAAGTTGCCCCATTTCCTTTATAGCTAACAAAACTTGCTTTATATCGTTTTCATACTTAGGCAATGAGTTTTCCATAATCGGAAATAAATCCTTTATCTCTTCAAAAGACAACACAACATCAAACGAACCACCTCTACTTGGCGTTACTTCAAACAACTCTTCAGAAAGATTCTTTGCGGATTTCAACCACTTCAAGAATTGCTTTCTACTACGATACTCACAATATAAATTGCTAAACTTTACGTATAGCTTATCAAAACCTAACTCTTTCATAATAAATTAAATTTATCTTTAATTATCTGTTTCAAACACCGTCTGCTTGCCTCGTCTCATAGCACGATACTTCTCAGGAGCCATTGGTAAGCCATTCTCTTTTAATGCTTTCTCATATGCACCAAAAGCCAAGCAATCCGCTTGCTCGTTCAAATCATCACCATTATGCCCCTTTACCCAAGTCAAAATAACAAGCTTATCCTTTGCACACTTACGATACAACTTAATTAAGTCTGGGTTCTTTATATCTGCGCCTATTTCCCAATCTGTATAGCGGAACATCTTTAATGCGTACTTAGAATCACTTCGAACCTCTACGACAGAACCTTTCGGGCAATAATTAACGGCTGATATTATCGCCAACATCTCCATTCTGTTATTTGTCGTATGCAAGCAATGATGTGTCTTTACCTTTTCAAGTTCACCTGTAGCTGTATTCACAACGATATAAGCCGAGCCACCTGCCTTGTGAGTGGAATAATTATCGCAGCTTCCATCGGTATAGCAAATATAATTTGGAACTAATCTTTCCCTACGCAAGTCTTTCTTGCTATTTTTATCTTTCGCCTTCATTTCTTTGGCTATTGACTTGTGTAATTCTTTATTTTCGTTAATTTCTCTTATCTCTTCTGCTTTTTGTTGTATATCCAAACATCTTTTACTATTTTCATCAAACTTCTTTATTGTTATTTTGTCGCTGCACTTATAAGTGTACTCAATTATCTCGGAACAGGCGTACGAAGCTGATATTTGGTATTCACCATTAGGTAATTCTACAAAATCATAGCCTTTTGGTAAGTACACATACACATGGAACTCACCTCTGCATTTTCTTAATGCCTTAGTCAAAATCGGGACAAAACGACTTTTAGGATATACCAAAAGACTCCGACTTGTTGCGACACTATCAATCATTTTTTCTCCTTCAAATGTAGCAAACGCATAATAATAACTTCCTTTGTCACCACACACATTACCAGCTAAACTTATATAACATTCATACTTCTTCATAATCTCGTATATATAATAATAACACGTAATATAATAAGGAACACGTTAGCCTATTAAAGACTCCCTAAATATATATTCCAACTAACTACTAATATGAAAATGTCCAAAATAGAACTCGACCTTTAATCAGGTATATTGGTTAATCCTATTGATCCATTATAGTATTTGTTCGTGCCTTTTTTAAAAGCACCATGTCCCTTCAATTTATAACCATAGATTCTGTGCTTGATAGCAACAGAAGTCTCTCGGTCTCCAAAAGAGTAAGAGCAAGGTATGATTAAATAGTGCAGGTTGCCTACGTTAAACGTAAAGTTCCTACGACCAAACCTTTGCAATGTTCGCTCCACCTCTCCCTCGTTTCTATCATCTGCCATGTGCATTTCCGCATACGTGGACTTAATCTTACCTTCGCTGATAAGATTCTTCTTGATTCGACATATAGAGCCATGACCCATATTCACAACCTTTGCAAACGAGTTAGTAGTTAGTTGATGCCAAGCACAATCATTATTACCAACGTTAAAACAGTCTTGACGAGCACCACTAATAACCGAAGTGTACAAAATATTATTGACTATAGAATATAACTCCTTTAGCTTATAGTCCTTGTTAATAGGAATACGACAAACGTAAGCCCCTTGGAAGCGACCGCCCTTTTTATTGGGCTTCCATTCTTTATCACGGAACGTATTCACGATAAATCGCCCGTTACCAAGTTCTGTAAAGAGTTCATCCTCCTTGACATCCTTTAGCAATTTTCTTGCTTTTGAATAGCCTACACCGAGGTTTTTCTTTACATCCTTGATGGTTAAGTTAAAAATAACGGAATTGCGACGTTGCATCTTACACCAAATGGCAAAGCAAAGAGTCTCCTTGTGCGCCTTCACTTCTTGCGATGACGCACCATAGGTGTACTTCCTTACCAAGTCCATACGTATATGTAAATAATGCTTTCCCATAAATTCCTTATTTGTTTAACTTATTTGTGTTTCGCCTACTCCAACATTTATAGCCCATTATTAACTTAGAACTATCTAAGGATGTTTCGACTCAAAACAAGGATTCTAAAAAGAAATCCTTACCCTTCATTCGTCTGACACCGAAATCTAGGTAAGGATTATCGTGGTATGGCTTTCGCCAAGGAAAATCTTATTGATTCTTGTAAGCGTGTCAGCACCAACAAAGCACGCTGCAAAGATACTAATTTATTTTCAAACTGCAAGGGCTTTAATGTGTTATTCTGCTCTAATTGTGCATTTTTAACACACAATGCAATTTTAGTTACGTATACAAAACTACAAATGCATTAAACTGCTTGCAATTTTGACATTTAACACTCTAAGGCATTTTCAAGACAAAAAAAAGAGCAACCTTGACATACTCCTTCACTACTTGCAAGGGATTGTTGGGTGACTAGCGTGGCTGCGCCCTTGCGAGTGCTTAGGTGACTTACTACCACTCCCCAATTCGGCAATGCCCTGCCGAAGTATATTCTCAGCTGCGAAGAGGTCTCTAGGATGAACAGCACCACAACTAGGACAAGTCCAAATCCTATCAACCAATGACAGCTTATCATTCTTATAACCACAGGTGCAAAGGCGGCTCGATGGAAAGAAGCGGTCTATCTTGTGAACCTGAACACCATACTTCTTCGCAACGTGTTCCAACTTCACAACGAAATCGCCATGAGCCAAGTCTGACATCTTTCGTCCCCAACGCCTTGTCATTCCCTCCAAGTTCAAATCCTCCAAGCAAATCAAGTCGTAACGCTTACACAACTCATGCGCCATCATCCACTGGAAATCGGAACGCTTGTTCACAATGTTTCGATACAATCGCTCCAACTCCAACTTCTTGCGCTTGCGGTTGTTGCTGCCCTTCTTGCACTTCGAGAAGTTGCGAGACCTGCGCCTAAGCTCCTGCAAGTTAGCTTTAAGGAACTGAGGGTTGTCAATCCCACGACCTTCGCTCAAAGTCATGTACTTCTTCAATCCAAAGTCGATACCCACGGATGCACCATCGTGTGACTTTCCGTAAGGTCTGGCTTCTTTATCCAAGCATAGGATGATGAAGTACTCACCAAGTTTGTTGCGCTTGACCGTCACCCTCTTGACCTTGCCATCGTAGGGGCGGCTCAAAGAAAACTTGAAAGATTTCTTTATCTTGTTTATCACTAACTCGTTTCCATTGAGGGTATAGCCACCTTGTTTGAAAACAAATGAACTAAATTCAGATGCTTTCTTGAACTTTGGTGGACGCTTCGCATCGTGCTTGAAGAAACGTTTGTAAGCTATATCCAATCTATCCAAGATTTCCCTAACGGTATGACTATGCAATAACGTTGGCTTATATCGCTTAGAAAAATGCTTAAATATCGTAAATTTTGGAATGTACTTGTGATACAACTTGTAATATCTCTTCTGCAAGGCAAGCGCACGATTCCAAACATAGCAAGCCTCACGGAGCATCTTATCCAAATGCTTCGTCTTCTTTGTCCGATATAGCTTGTACTTGTATGAAATCATATTCCTAAATTTTAAACAGTTTTTGAAAGGTGTGTCTCACCGAAATCCACTTGCAAAGATACAAAATTTCTTCCATATATGCAAGGAAATAAGCAAGAACTTTCACCGAAAAATTACACCATATATTGTTACGCTACCATTGATAGCATTTCTTTTGATTGCATCTGAATCCATTGGCAACCATACTTGCGGAAAAAGATGTTCGAATCGAACCGCTTGCCATCCACGATAATGTAATTACCCTTACACTCAAACTTGTGGTTTCTTGTCAAAGGTACTAACAGGTACACCACCATATTCTCTTTGTTAAGCACCAAGGTTAAATCAGTGCCTAATACATGTGAAATAGTTTCACGCTCATTGTCGCTCAACACGCCAAACTTCTCGTTGTAGCTCACGTAAAGAGCACTCATCAAATTCTTATCCATATCGTTTCTAACTTTAAAATCCAAAATATAATATATGTGCAGTTTAACGTGTGCGCTCACTTATCTAACTCTTAGGCAGCAACCCTAATAAAGTTGAAGAACTTCATCTGTCGCCAAGCTTGTTTCTCAACGTCCCAATACTTAACGCAGTCCTTGCAAGCATATCCCTTGCCATTTGGAGTGTAGTCTATCAAAGACTCCTGCAAAGTACCGAATGCCTGACGGATAGAGCCATCCACCTTCTGAAAGTAGAACTCGACAACTCTCTTCTTCATTGCCAGCTTCAACTTTAACACTGCCCAAGCTTGCTTCAAGCACTCTGACCAGCTCATTGTTGCTGATTTCAACTCAAAAGCTCTGTGTGCCATCGCCATCACTTCTCTCATCATATTCTTAAATGAATTAGCCATAATCAACTAAACGGTTTTACGAGTGCCACTCGGCTGCATAGCAGCAATTAATAGTTAAACTTTAAAGCCTTTATCTCTTAAAGACATTGCAAAGGTAATACTTTTATTTTACTCTACCAAATAAAAGTACTATTTGCATATTACTTTTAACTCTTGTTAGTAAAACAATAGCATTACATTCTAAATATGAAACACTTTTTAATAATATTCTCTTTTTACTTTGCCAAAATTTGCGTACCTTTGCGTCAAAATAAAGTATTACCTTTAATATATATAAGATTATGTTTAGAATTGAAGAAATATTAAAAGAACGTGGTCTTACCAAAAAGGCTTTTGGAGACCTTATAGGGACATCAAAACAAAACGTAAATGCCCTTTTGAAGAATCCGACACTTAACAAATTGGAAACAATCGCTAACGCTCTGGAAATTCCAATTTGGCAACTCTTTGTATCCCCAAACGAATTGTCTGAAAATAAATCGGATGCTACAAGTGATTTCATTGCCCTTATAAAACAAGGAAATGATTTGTTTTCAGCCTCATCCATCGCTGAGGCTAGGGATGTACTGGATAAGTTGGAAAACAAAAAGGAGGGGAAATAAATGTATTATTTTCAATATCCCCCCCAAAAAAAACAGAGGGGAATACTCACGCATTCCCCTCCTCCATAAGTTGTTACCTTAAACCAATCTAAAACCTTAATAACTAAAAACCAACCTAATAAAATAACTTTTTCTTATATTTTACCGTGAGAAAGAAAATCATTGTAACCAGCATCAAGGAAACGACCCAAAAGGAAATCATACCGAATTTCCAATAGAACAAATCCCATCCCTCCAAGTCTTTCTCAATATATTCCTTTTTGGTCTGGGCAATACTCAATTCTCTGTTTAGGCTATCCCTCTGAGCCTTATATATACTCGCTCGCTCTGCTATCTCCTTATAATGAATAAGGCTATCACGAACCTTGGATAGTTCCTTGCTGTCCCTGTATCTAATCTCTATATGAGTAGAATCCTTACCTAGTACCTTACCACTCTCATCTACCCTTGTCTTAACATCATCCTTGATGTAAGTGGAATCCTTAACCTGCTTTTCGGTCTGCTCCCAATGGTAAGAGAGTAAGCTGTCCTGAATGAGCCTGACCCTTTCATTGACGATAGAGTCCCAGTGAGCATAAGTAGTAGTGTCTCGCACCACTTTTTCTACATCTACATATCTTGTCGTCCGGCATCCGTACATCATAAGCATGATGAAGAAACCTACCAATATGGTAACGAGCCAACGCCACCAATCAAATCTTAGTTGCATATCAACCTCCTTTTTGAGTGCAAAGGTACAAATTATATTATATATGGCACAAAAAGAGCCATTTGGGTTATTTCCAAAACCCGAATAAGTGAAAAACTAGCCATTTTCTGTTAACGAATGTAATCAAGCCTACTATTATAGCCAAAAGACGTTAAAGCAAAGAAAATAATTTGATTTTTTATTGCATATTTCAAATATTCTTTGTATCTTTGTAACAGAATTAGAAAGGTGAGACACACCTTCAGAAACTGTATTATTAACAATTAAGCCCTATCGCATCACGGCAAGCGAAAAGAATATGGCAACAACTAATAAAAAAAGAATGCGTGAGTTCTTCGAGTTCGGATTTGAGCAAGTTCAAGCTAAGTCCATCATTAAGGAGTGTAACTTCATTGCAGATGCTAAGGAGTTCGCAAAAGGTGGCAAGTTCGAGCGCTTCGCAGACTACACAAGAGAGCGTTTCGAGAACGAGTTTCAATGTGCCCTTTTGTTCGCATAATAACCATTTAAACTTACGGATATGAAAGAATTAAGCTTGACAACAGATTTGATGTTTAATCGCATTCTCGCTAAAAACAATTTTAAGTATGAGGATGAAGAAACAGCCAAAGAAGAAATAACTAAAATGCTATCTGATACAGACCTCACTGTAGTTGAGAGTAGATGCAAGGCTATAGAGATGGTCAATCCAGACAAGAGCCTAGAAGTACAAAAGTCTATTATAGCAGAAGGTTATCTATTCTTAAAAAATGAATATGCAATCTCTATGCAACTTATCCAATATAACGCCTATGGTACGATGAAGTTCGCATACGTTGTAAAAAGCATAACTATTTAGATTTACGGACATGAAAAAGATTCAAAAACTATTAATAAAATGAGCAAAGAATATTATATCGGAGATAGTGATTTTTGGGGCAATAATAGCCCAAACGATAAGTTTAACAAAGAGCTTGTTCCGCTTTTAAAAAAGTTAGGAGTTAAGTCGGATACTGACTTAGACAAGATAGCAAACATAGTAAAAGATATTAGTTCTATGAGCTACGAAAACGGATATGATAATTGTGAAAAAGAAAATCAAGAATATTTATAAGTTATGGAGCATAAAAACATTCTATCCTACATAGCCAAGGATATACAGAAGACTTGTGAGAGACTTGGTATTTACGCTGAGTTCACACCAAAGGACGAAAAGCACATCGTAAGTTCCGATTTCAAGATGGAGCCTGCAATCTTCAAGAGCATTCATGTTGAGGCTGACCTCCACATTCACCCATCAGAAGTATCTGGAGAAGATGATGTGCTTGACATAGACGTTAGCTTGCATTATCGCTACTACCATTGGGAAGGTGGCGAGAATGGTTGCAACATCGGTTGGATGAAATACCAAATACAACAAGCCTTCTTCAATAAGGACAAAGTGTATATTGATAATTTCGAGAGTCTTTGTACCATCAAGAGATGGCGAGGTATTGAACTTTAAAACCAAGCGATATGAGAACTATCAAATTCAGAGCAAGAAGAGCAGACGGATTGAAGGGGCTTGACTTTATCGCCCAAAAAGAAACCGACTTTGTATATGGTAGCCTATTCACAGGAGAAGGAAAGAAACAATACCATACTATCGAAGATGAGTATTGCAGCGTATATGAGGTAGTGGAAGATACCATTTGCCAATACACAGGATTAAAGGATGAGAATGGAAAAGAACTATACGAGGGAGATACCATTTCCTTGCTCGGCAGTACTTATAAGATAATCTATGACACCAAGGTTTGTGCTTTCGTGTTGGATAAGCCATTCCGTAACACAGATAAGAACACACCGATTGGAGTCATATTGAACGACTTGGCATTTCAAATTGTAGAATAATATGAGTAAGACAAAAAACAATATTCCTTACGAGAGGCAGATGCTTCCTATTCTTCGCAACTACGACAAGTTGGTAGAAGAAAACAAGGCTATGAAAGCTGTTCTAGCAAACATAAGCAAAGTTTGTAAGCCAGAGAATGTGGCTACCGAATTGAAGTATATGCAAGGACGCATCAAGATGTTAACGAACCAGCTAGACGAAAGCAGAGATAAGATAAAGGAGATAGACCGACTCGTAAAAGACAAGCTGGAGCGAGAATGCTATTTTATCGCTCCAAGAAGCACAACAATGGATAGAGTAATACTTCTAACAAAATAGATATGGATAACAAGAAAAGCAACAGAGGAGGCGCAAGGGTTGGCAGCGGACGAAAGAAAGGAAACAATGTAAACCTTTGCATAAGGATGCCAAAGGAAATCGTGGACTATATAAAGCAGAAGTCCAAGGAGGAGAATGTTCCAATTGGCTCTTGGATAACCACCAAGCTAGGACTTTAACGAAAATAGCCCCACCGACTAGAGCGATGGAGTTATTTTTGTGTTATTGGCAGTTTATCGCACGCCCGTCATTGCAGACGAGCTTACCATATTGGATGTTCCCGACACGTCTCAGCCAACCCTTCAGATTGACCTTTTGTTTCGGGTCGTTCTTCACGATGTCATTAAGGTAAGTTATCCTAGCAATCTTTAGCTTGTCGAACAAGACCCATTGTCCTTGCTTGAAGTTGTTGATAGCCGCCAAGGTGTTCTTGCCTATGATACCATCCTCCTTTGTTCCGACTACTTTCTGTATCTTCTTGATAGCCTTTGAACATCCGCTGTTGTATGCGAAATCTACAAGAAGGTTTGCGACCGACTGGTTGATAATTTTGTCTCCATAACAAACGTCCCAGTAATTCCTCTTGAAAACTCGGTCATAGTCCGACTTGGATAGCGACTTAACGTCCTCGGCAGTAATCTTTCCATCGCCATTCTTGTCATATCCAACCTTCTTCCAAGTGGCAAGCGTAATTCCGAATTTTGTCGCTCCACCCCTATCACTTCTCATGTTTGTGTACTTAGATGATTCCCAGCTAAGCACGAACTCGCTTAAAATCTCCGATTTAGCCATTGTCTTTTTCCTCCATCTTTAAGTTGTTGTTATTGTGTTCGCCACGTTCCCCTATCGTCTTGGTAATGCCAGCCGTGACGAACAAACTAGCTACACTACCAACAAATGCACTTAACCCCATCAAATCGGTCTTGATCGTCCCATAAGTCACCACTTCCCACACTAAGATGAAGCATACAACCAAGAGCATCAAGAAACCTATCAAGGTCACGGACACTAAGAAGAATGCCTTGCTTGAATGTCCGCTATTAACTTGTATGAGTAATTTCAGATACTTAACCATGTTTTAATCCTCCCTGTCACGATATACAGCACCCTCTTCTTTTTCAACAAATGCTTCTAAAGAATCTCGTTTTCTTGGTGGGGTTCTAAGTTGGCATCCATCCTTGATGCATCTGTTCCATTGTGCCTCATGCAAGGCAAGCTTCAAATCGTTCTTCTCATCCCTAAGATTACGTATCGTAATACGATACTGATTGATTTCCTCATATAATTCATCAACTTTGCCGCCAAGATTAACAACCGATTCGTTGGAACGTTCATAGAGAGCCTTCCACTCATCGGCATACGATGAAATAGTCTTATTCTCTTCCTGTGATGCGAGTGCCGCCTCCTTTCGCTTTCTACTATTATAGTACAGCAGAGTTGAGATTACACCCGATGCACAAAGAAGATTAATTCCCGTCTGTATTAATTGAATAGTTTCCGCTGTCATTTCATTGTGTTTTTTGTTGCAAAGATAGCTATTTATATATAATAATGTGAAAATAACCGAGTCAGAAAACTACACAATTAATTTTTGTGCAAATAATTAAATATTTCCTTAAACTAAGTTATAACACATTAAAATATTTGCTCTTTCAACAAAATCTAATTACCTTTGTAAAAAACAGGTGAGACACACCACAAAAACTGAATAAAAATGAAAGTTATAGAACAAGACACAATAAACTTTATTAAGGCGCACATAAATGAACGACCAAGATACAAGTTGGCACAAAGAATGGGTGTCAGCGTGAAATTCTTGTATAAGATTCTACATGATTGCAATTGTAAAATTGAACATAAAAGACTGGTTCCGCAACCCAACAAGAAGCGTGATGAACAAATTGCAAAGCTTTACACCAACCATTCAGTCAAAGAGATTGCCGAGATTGTAGGGTGTCATCCATCTACAGTAGGAAAGGCGGCAAAAAGACTAAAGCTTACTCATTCAGAAGAAACTATCGAAAGACTTAAAAATAACAGTTTGGCAAATTTAAAGAAAGCGTATGAGAAAGCAACAATAAGTAAAAGGGTAAAAAGCTGGCAAAAAACGATGCGTGTAGAAAAATTCAGAGTTATGTCCTGCATACCACAGAAAACGAATTTTAAGTTTTCCGAGTTGCCGACAAAAGCGTATCACGCCAAATACAATCTCATTACGAAGCATGGGTATTTCGGTTTTGAAGGCGAACCTTATATCTTGGGTTATGACCGGAATACTCATAGGATGAACGAGAAGTACTACATGGATAAATATGGATTTTCTTTTGAGGAGGATGAAGGATGCCAAGAAAATTAGCACAAGAACAGATGGACTATATCAAAGCCCACATCAATGACTATCCACGAAAGGAAGTGGCTAAGACAGCTGGTGTTACCGCACATACATTATATAAGTATATCGCTATTTTAGGTGGCACTAAATTAGACAACAAATTGAATAAGGAAACTATCAGAAAAATCTCTGACATGTATAAAACAATGACTGCAAGAGAAATTTCAGAATTATTGGATATACCTATATCAACAATATTTAGACAAGTCAGTAAGTTCGGTCTAGAACATGATGAAGAAACGAAAAATAGGATTCGCAAAGAGCGGAACAAGTCTTTACGGAACTATTGGAATAAAGAAAAATATGCTAGTAAAGGCAGAAAGCTGCATATGCAATATAAAATAGATGAACTTAGAGTGTTGTCGGGTAAGCCTCAAGAAACGAGGTTAAGAATAAGAAAACTCTCTCCAAAGGCTTTGAATGCGAAGATGTATTTGCGTAAGTCTTACAACTATTTCTACTCAGATGGTGAGCCGTTTGTCCTCTGCTATGATGCCGAAACGAAAAGACATCCGAAAGAGGAATACTATACTCGAAAGTTTGGTTTCAAGTTTGTATGTGCATAATTTATGTTTGCAATTCCGTTTGCATTTTTTGTTTTCTGCAAACGGAATTTGCAAACAAGCCTTTGATTTTCATGAATCCGAAAGTATGATATTACCTCCTATCAACTTAACTACTTGATTATTAGCGATTAAAAGAAAGTTTGATAGAGTTATTAAACCTTTTGCTTATTATGCGTAACTTTGCAGCCGTAACGTTACAAAGAGTTAGTTTAATTAAGGTTTAACACAAAAAGATTATTCTTATGGAGACATCAAAAACTTATGTTTTTAATCCAGAGGGTTCAGGTAACAATGGAGGAATGATGAGCTTGATAGCTCCTTTGCTCCAACAGAGAGGCGTTGACCCAAACGTTCTTCTTGCGATGAAGGGTAATAACGGATTCGGCAATGGCGATGGTTCTTGGTTCATTTGGCTGCTCTTTATCCTTTGCTTCTGTGGTTGGGGCGGTAATGGTTTCGGCTTTGGTGGTCGTGGCAATGGCGCAGGTCTTGCCAATGAAATCAACAATGACTATGGTCGTTCCTTGCTTATGGATGCTATCGGTGGCAATCGTAATGCACTCAGTAATCTCGCTACTCAGCTCAATTGTACTGAAGGACAGATTCAACAAGCAATCTCTGCCTTGACAACCCAAGTTCAGAACGTGGGCAACCAAGTAGGCATGAGCGGAATGCAAACCATCAACGCTCTTCAGCAAGGTAACATGCAGATTGCATCACAACTCGCTGATTGCTGCTGCCGTGTAAATAACAATATTACGGCTATGGACGGAAACGTCAAGTTGGCTATGTGTCAGCAAACTGGCACTTTGCAGAATGCCATCAATAATGTAGCCGTAGGTCAGGAGCGTGGCTTCTCTAACGTGGCTTACGAGACCCAGCGCCAGACTTGTGACTTGCACAACGCTATCAAGGAAAGCACTCAGACCATCGTTGACGGTCAGAAGCAGGCTGAGATGCGTGAGATGCAGAACAAGATTGATTCTCTTCGTGAGGAGAACAGTACCTTCAAGTCTTCCGCTATGACATCACAGATTGTGGGTCAGGCTGTAGCACCTATCAATGCGGTATTGGCTGGCTTGCAGAGTGAGGTGGCAGGTATCAAGTGTAAGTTGCCAGAGACGGTAACTACTCCTTACAGCCCGTTTACTGCGGTTCCTAATTGTGTCGCTTATCAGGCTGGTCTGTATGGTTTGAATGCTGCCAACAACGGATTCTGGGGTTAAAGAAAGGAGGCTGCTATGTTATGGATGAGACCTTTTGCATGGGTTAATCGTAACGGCTCGGCAGCTATCGCATCTACAGGCGTGGTGGTGAACACCGAAAATGTCGTTTTCTCGTTCAGAAACCACGCCTTCGTGAATGCTAACTATAGGGGAACTATCTTTGTGAACCTACATCAAGCTATTCCGACAGGTACGACAAATACGCTGCCAATCCTTTTCGAGACCAATGGCGTAACCCAAGCTGTAACTAAGTTCAACGGCAATCCTTTGACGGTAGCCGACATTGCAGGAACTGGAGTTTATCAGTTTTGGTTCGAGCGAGATACTAACACCCTTCAGCTAATGACGGGTATTGTTTAACAATTAACATTACAAAGCTATGTTTCAAGGACTTCGACCTAACAGCATATTCTATGTGCTTGACAAGGGTGAAAACCCAAGTCTCAAAATCGGACAGGTTGTGTCGGTCAGTAACCCACAACCTAAGTTCCCGACATATACTCCTGGGCAATTCAACCCACAACCAATGGAGACTACCGTTGATGTTGTCGTAAAATTGCCTAATGAACAAATGGAGTTCAAACAACTCCCATCCAATATGCAAATCGCAAATTCGGAAAACCTCGTGGTTTCTGAAAGCCGTGAAGCTATGGATGCGGAAGTTGAGGCTATGTATCGGCATTCTAAGGAGATTGTGGAAAGCGAGCCATACCACAAAAAGGTTATGGAAGAGTGCGCAAAGATGCGTGCCGTATTGAATCCACAAATAGCCAAAGACAGACAACAGGAAGAAGACATCAATAACCTCAAAAGCGAGGTTAGCGGAATGAAGGGAACTTTGACCGATATTAAGTCTATGTTGTCAGTGGCTTTGGAAAAAGTTAATACAAAAAAGTAAATCATTATGGGATACATGATAGAAATTACCGAAAACAAGGTAAATGAAATGTCGGAACTTGTAGAGAAGATGCTTAAGTATGGTGGCAAACTCATGCACTGCATTGATGAAATGGGGGATGACAAGTATGGACGAATGGGTCACAGAAGCCCAATGCCGGATTACCGAGACAATTGGGATGATGACGATGATGACCGCTATGGTGAAAGACATGGTGGTCGCAGAGGTGGCGGTTATCGCTATTAGTATTACACTTTGAGGTGGGGAGAAATCTCCACCTCCTTTAAAAGCTTTTATTATGGGAAGATACAAAATACCACTTGACGCATACGATATGAAGCCTGAAGGGATGATTGCATACCTTCGCTACAATGGCTGGCACTTCAATAAAAAGATGTGCGATTGGGCTATTACCTTAATGCGCAAGACAAACGCAACGACTGGTAAGCTCGAAAAAGTTGAACCGACAGAAAAAGATACAGTCGAGGAACTTCTTAAAGTCAACAACGTAAAGTTGGAGAATGCCGACAATTACGATTTCGTTTATGTCGCAAACATGGCTAGAGCCGATTTCTTTAAGTCTTCTTTAAAAGACGAAGCTGCTTTGGCTCAATTCATTAAGGATATGGTGGATGACCCAGACCAAGCGGACGGATTTATTTTCAATAGATTTTATGCCGATTGCAACCATAATGGTATCGGCATTCCATGGGATGATGTATTATGATTAAACAAGAAATTTACTTGGAGAAATACGATTGGAATGTGATTGTATGTCATGTAGTTAATCAAGAAGATGTTGACGAAGCTATGGACTTACTAAGTTCCATTGATTGTAAGGGGCAACCATTATTGGATGCATACGACCACATTTCAACCGATTCTTCAAACAAAGGATTGACATACACAAATGTTTCAAAGAAAACAAGTGTTGTGCTCATTTGCAAGTCTACTTCTGAAGGTGAGTATATAAATAGTCTCACACATGAAATGTTTCATGTAGTAGCACATATATGCAACCATCTGGGAATAGATATGCAAGGCGAAGAACCATGCTATCTTATGGGATGGCTCTGTCAGTCGATATTATAGAAGATTTCCTTATAAGTATAACTTGGCGGGCAGACCTTGGATTTTTCCATCTGCCCTCCTATAAAATTACAAGAATATGAGTTGTTCAAAAATCAAAAATTACCTTTATGAACGTTTTAATGAGGATTTTAACGTTCTATCCGAGAATGAAAATCGAGCTATCATTACATTTGATGATAATGACTTGTCGGTACTCGTAAACAAGATGGAGAATAAATTATTCATTCTCGTTCCGCTAACTAATATGCATTCGTTTGAATATCATCCGGATTGGATCTTGGTAGATGGCGAACGCATCAATAGCAATCTATTTTGGAAGGAATGCGGCAACCAAGTGATAGAATATCAAGGTGATGCCCCTATAGCTATCAAGCAAGACACCATAGAGAGAATTGTTAATGATTTCATTAAAAACAGATAACGTTTTAAAATTTGCATTAATTTATTTGCAAGGCTGTCTTTTTTGTCGTATCTTTGCATTATTAAAAAGGTGAGACACACCATAACAACTGTGTTTTTCGAACTCTATATTAGAAAATATAGCTATTAAACAACAATATAGAAAGCAAAGATATGACAGGAAAAGGATATTTTATCAAGAAAAAAGTATTGTTCATTGATTTAGATGATACTATTATCAAGACTATTTCAGAAAACAAATTTCCAATAGATGTGACAGATTTCAAAATCCGTAAAGAGGTTTTGGATAAGATTGTAGAGGTATTCCCTACTCTTTACTATGTGGAAATAGTCTCAAACCAAGGAGGCATCCCTCAATTTGTTGACGAACAGGATTTCATCGGAAAGATAAAGGCTATTGAAAGCTTTATGCAAAAATATCTTCGCAATCATACCGGACGAAATATCTTCGTCAATTCTATGTATTGCCCATCGCACGCAGAGATAGGAATGAGAAAGCCAAATACCGGAATGCTAGAATCGTATTCTTCTTGGAAGAAAAGTGAGCTGATAATGATAGGTGATGCTAGCGGAAAAGATGGAGATTTCTCAGACTCCGACAAAAAATGCGCAGAGAATTTCGGAATTGAGTACATTGATGTAGAAGACTTCTTAAACATGTGATAGCGAGATATATGATAAGAAAATGTTATCATTTGGATTTAAAGTAAGAAAACATACAATTTTTATATTTTCTCATATTTTAAATAAACTCGCATTTTGTTAAGTTTTCTGACCATAAAAAAGAAAATAAGAATAAAATATGCGTAAATATGGTATTTTTTATTCTTATTTCCTGAATAAAAAAAGAGAGATAATCACTTACCTCTCTTTAACCTCTATATTAATCAAAACTTAGCCCAATCTTCTATATCAATGTCTTTGTTCCAAAAATCTTCTATTCTAGCATAAAGGGCATCAACATTAGCACAATGCAAGGAGCTGAGTTTCTTTTTGAACACCTCCATATCCACATCGTACTTTTTATCAAGTGAATCATAAATCACTGAATCTTCACAATGAGCAATAAGCATTTTAACGTTATATCTTATCGAATCATTGATGATTGTTCCGTTGAATGAGTCCGCAAGGAACATCCATTCGTTTGCTGAGAATATACCACGAAGCTCTGTCGTAGATATTAATCTTATACTCTGCAATGTATTGGCAGTATCAATGACCGCTTGGTTGATGGACTTGCCATCCTTAGTGAGCCAATCCGCAATTTCCTGCGGAAGGCGAATTGTCGCATTCTTAGTCTCTTTCATGTCTAAAACGTTTTAAAAATTATTTTTGACTTATCCGTTATATCGAAGGCTTAATATCTTTTTGTTTTCTTTCCGTTTATGTATTCTTCTTGCCACACCTCATTATAATCTGATATATCGTCTGAATAGTAACAGATTATGGTTACTTGCGCAAGACCCGCATCTAATGATGCTGATTCTTTATAACGCATGTTTCCAGAGCCAATATCTAACGAATACTTCTTAGCCATTTTGACAGCTTCTCTATAATTGTCTGCTCCTTCAAACTCTACACTTTCGTAATCGTCTTCCACGCTACCTTTTACGTGCTGTTTAAGAGCTATCTCGTATTTGGGATATACTGTCTTTTCATAGATATTTTTCATATCTTATGCCTTATCCGTGTTGGCGAGGGCTGAATGGTTATTATTCGTCAATCTTATAATAGAGTTTCAATGGAGACTCCCCATCGCAGTTAACGGTAAGAGTAAGGTTCTTACAAACAATCTCAGCATTTGCCTTTGCTTCATCTACACTCATATCCATATCGTAAGCAAGACCATCCTTACTTGCGATATACTCATTAGCAATTTCCATTGCCTCTGATTTTGTCCTTGGGAAAAAATTAATTTTCTTCATTTCTTGCTGTACTTTAAGTTATTGTATTATTACGCTTGCAAAGATAAGAAGAAAAAATCAAATATGCAAATATTTAGCACATAAATATATGTGCTTTAATTTTTTTTAATAGAACAGCCCGATATATCCTATATAATAAGGTGTATCGGGCTACGAACTTGTTATTGTAGATACAGGTACAATCCTTCCACGAACCACATTATCAATATCATAGTTGACATCGTTACCCAAGTCAAGAAATACTTATCGACCTTCTTATACTCATAAGAATAGTATAGGTATGCGATGAACGTGCTGTTGATGATTACCAGTATCGCTACTATAATCAAAGTGCAAAACATATAATCCCTACTCATATATGCTCGCTTGACCGTGCTGCGATAGGGCTTATACGTTATGATTTTCTCTTACTCTTAATGTAGTGCAGAATATCCCACTTCTTAAAATATCGGGTGTGTCCTCGTTTTTTGCACACGCCATTCGGAATGTCGCCCCTAGCAACCATTCTATTCAATGTTGCATCAGAAACGTGCAGTTTCTCCTTGACCTCCTCGGTGCTCATCATAGGGTTGAGCATATCGGGGATGATGTCGCACAATCTATCCAGGTCATCGTCACTCATTCCGCAAGCGGTGACCTTCTCTCCGTTCTTCTGCTGCTCGTCAGCCTTAAAGCAAGCATCACTCAGCGCCTTAAAAGCAGTTCCGAGCAACTTATAATTTAGTATCTTTCCCATCACGCACAAATTTTACGTCCTAACTTAGTTCGACTGATAAACATGTCGAAGAATCCGTATATATAAAACATTGCCGTTACTATCATTACGGTAAAGCAAGAATCAATCATATCCTTGGTAGTATACCAGCTCCATTCAACGATGTGAGAAGCATTCACACCAAAGAAATAAAAGAAAGGAATACGATACCGCCAGCACAGAAAGAAAAATCTGCTCGCCAGTATAAGAACCATAGGTAAAATATACACCATAAAGTAGATGAATAAATAGCATGGAAAATTCTCATTGTTTGTTATGAACATTTCCCTTGGATGCTGGCTAAAATCCCACATTCCATAAGCGTGTAAGCACATAATAATTATTGGAACGTACTTACAGAACCAGCGGAAGAACTTCAAGATTCTCCTTGAATATCTGTTACCATGTTTCATCAGCAAGTCCATGACCTCACTGACATCTTTATCTTGCAACCAATGCAATAGGTCGCTTTCGTCTTCTTTATTCATAATCAGTTGATTTTTTATGTCGGTTTATAAGTTTATTTCTGCAAAGATACACTTTTATGCATAAAATAAACGAAAATGAGAATATTTTTGTGTTAAGGTTTGCAAAATGTAACAATCTGTAAGTTTTTACTAGCAAAAAGAAAGGCGGCTACATGTTGTAAACCGCCTTATCTTTTAGAATACATAAGTAAGCCAACTATAACGCTTCCTGCCTTCACGGTAAGCGAGGTTTTCCTGATTGGCATAAGCCTCCCTCTCAAAGGAAATGGCACGATAAGCCTGATGGCTGTCTCTGAGGATGATTAGCCTGACAAGCCATTCGATGAGATACCAAATGTAGAAGAAAACATAAAGCATTTCCTTCATTTGCTCGGTATGTATCTGCTCATGATTGAAGGTCACGTCACTAATCGGTCTGTCTCTTCTTGTGAATAGAACCCCGAAGAGGTTCACGTAACTGAAACCTCTAGGGGGAATAATTTTATTCTTGATAATCTTCATATCTTCATCTTTTAAATAATTGATATTAATAAATACGTGAGGAACACATCTGTGAACCCTGCTATCTCAAGCCAATACCAAGGGTGGAACTTGACATCCTTACTGATATACCAGATACCGTTTGCCACCTTGAAGAAATCAATGGCAACAAGGTAGATGGTATATATCAGGGCTATCACGAACGTTATCCACCAGCATACCGACAAGCACCAGCCTACACAACCTGCCGCAGCCACGATAGCTGCCGTCTTATGCACCGAATAGGCATCACGGTCGCAGTAGTTAGGGGCAAAGCCTACGAAGCACAATCCTACACAGCCAAGGAAGGCGAGGAACTGAATGCCCCTGCCCATATCGAGCAGGCAGATGAGCATAAGGAGAGCCACCGCAACCATGATAAGCGAGAAGAGCCAACCCATGTTGCGGGGCTGCTTGAAAGGAGCAATTTCGCTGCCCGTAGTAGGCTGCAACTGATAATAGGTACGCTCACCATATTAGGGATGCCGAAGCGCAGAGCCATCAACAGTAGATACCCTCCTAGAAGGAGAAACGAGATAAATGCGAGATACCACATAAGCCTACACCTCCATCTTTAACTTGTCGGGATAGCCTGCACGATAATCATAGGTCAGGACACCCTCAATGTTATCCAACTCGCTCACAGCCTTCTTATGCGCTGCCGTCACGTTGAAGCACTCCAGGGCATACATTTCGAGTGCAGAGAGCAACTGGATAGCCTTGTCGCAGTCTACCTCCAACTGATAGCTTCCTAGCCACAATGTCGTCTTCTCCTGCCCAATACTCTTAGCAATGCTGGTAGAGTTCATCAGTCCTACTCTGGTAGCCTTGTCGAGCCATACTTCCATGCCGTTCAGCAGGAAGGAATTTACGGACGAAGAAGCATCGTACTTTTCAATGTAGGCAAGCATCGCCTTCTTCATGTATTCCAATGGCTCTGCACCAAGACCCTCACTAATCTCTTTAATCTCTTCCATGCTTGCCTGTTCTCCACTCGACAAGATGTCGTTCAAGACAAATTCCATACTAGGCTTGTAGTCATACCGCTCAAGCATGTAATCACACAAGGAGGACTCCTTTTCCTGCCCATCCTCTGTTTTTTCAACCTGCATGGTCTTTGCCCATGCTACACGATAGATGTCACCATCTATCACCCTAAAAGCCGTGAAATCGGCTGCTTCACCAAATGTTTTAACCATATTATTACAATATAATTTCGTTTTAAAGTATATTCTCCATTACTACCTTTTTCTTGCTTGAAGAAATGTGGTAAAATAACAAAGTCTAAGTGTTAGATAGAGCACACGGGACGGACACAAAGTTCAGCTGCCTTATCGTAATAATCAAACCTATTATTTAATACATTTAATGCCCATGCGTTGTCTATGTCTCCCTGAGTAGAAGTCCAATATAAACCACCAACAAATTCAGTAGAGCCAATAATAGCAAATGCCTCATTAATTTTAGAAATATTATTACTAGCATCCTTTGCTTCGCCTAGCGACCACAGATAACCTATATTACCATTCTTGAATATATAATTGCGACAATACGCAGCAGCAGCTCCTGTACCGAGTTGTGCAATAATCTTTTCTGTATTCAATTTTCCTGCATAGTCTTTTATTGCATTTTCTTTATTAGTAGATGTTACAATTCCAGATACTTGAACAGTATCTCCCCAATAGTATGTCTCGTCAAGACTTGTTAAAGCAATTATAAACTTACTATTCTCTGTACCTACATATACACCTACAACCTTGCTATTGTTGGCAGTATCCCAATTCTCAGAGAGCGTAAAGTGTCCATCTGTATCGTATATATATATACCAAGCGGTAAATTAGAATAAGTCATTATTACATTTCTACTTGTACTAATACCTGCTGTGTAAGACTGACTTACAGGTGTAGCATATTCACTTATGCTACTTACACTTACTGTATACGTATTAACCGAAGGAATCTTGAACACAAGCGGTGTTCCCTTCCAGGTCTGCGTCTGTGTCTCTCCATTCATCGTGTTCTTGACGGTCACAACAGCACCGTTCAGCTTGCTATCTGACGATGATACTGTACTTTTGAGCGTCACCGTCACGGTCTCATAGTAACCACCTCCACTAATCTCTCCCCACGTAGCCTTGCCGTTCGCTATGTTGTAGAGCTGATAGAATTTATATCCATGCTCGGCAGAGCTGTCCGCTACTCGGCACATATATCCTACCTTGAATGAGCGTGTCGTTCCGTTATCACTGAAGGTCAGCGTGCTTGATGTAGGAGCAGATGAGAGCGTAGGAATCACATATTCCGTATCAGTGAATTTGGCATTCGCTGGCACATTTGCATAGACGGTATGACCATTAACTTTGGAAGCATTATCCGCAATTGATGCGCTCGCTGCTTTTGCTGTTTTCTCAAGATATTTACTGTCTGCATCAGCAGTTTTAAGATATGCTGCCAAACTTTGATGAGAGGTGAGGAATCCACTGTCGTTAGTGAGCTGTGATACCTTAGTTGGTATTTGCGAAGTCTTGGCATATCCTGCGAGAGACTGATGAGAGGTAAGATAGTTACCCAAATCCACAGGTGTGCCACCAGTGGCAGGAATCGTCTTAATTACACCATTAATCTT